TTCCAAACAGGCACGCTGGAACAGACGGGCATTCAATTGTTGGCTGGAATTATTTTGTCGAGATGCAGGCAAGCGACTACGTTGAGATTTACTGGTCTGTAACTAATACCGCTGTAAGTATCCAGCACCTCGCTGCATCTGGAACTCCAACCAAGCCGTCAACCCAGTCCGTCGTAGCAACGCTTTCATTTGTCTCGGCGCTCTCAACATGATACCATTTGAACAATTAACCAGGAGTACGCTATGAGCGGTGGCGGCGGATTCGACCCCGGCAAAGAGCTTGCCCAACTTGATAAAGATTTGAGTCTTTCACAGAATGCGCCGTTGATCGCTTCTGCGACTGCTACTTATTTTGGCGTGCCTTTGTCGCCTGTTGAAATGGGAGCAATTCTTGGGGCTGGCCGGGCAATTGACAAAGGCAGCATTAGCGAAGGCATAAATTACGGTCTTCAAGGTTACGCTGGCGCTTCACTTGGCGCTGCTGGTGCTTCCGCATTTGCCACCCCCACCCCTACTGGCGGGTACGACTCAGCGATTGGGTTAGATGCAATGTCTGGCGGAGAAGGTGCGGCGGTTCCTGTTACAACGGCAACTCCTGTTCCTGTGCCGGGGGCGGCTCCCGGCGCGGTTCCTATGGGCGGTCCTGATCTTGTTGCTAATGCAGGCGCGAGTACTGCCGCACCCACTCCTACTCCCGGCCTTCCAAGTCTGTTTGACCAAGCCACTACCGCATACGGAAAACTCCCTACCGTAGCCAAATATGGCATCCCGCTTGCCGCCGCTGCTATGTACGCAGATCGCAAGGGCGCTCCTCCCGGCCAAACCCCGTATGACGGCCCGCTAAATCAACTTAAGTACGACCCCAACCGCTACCAGCCACTTGAGGTCAAGCCGCCTACCCCCTACACCCCGGTGTACAAAGACTACCGCAACATGGCTGGCGGCGGTTTGGCTGACCTTGGTGATTACGCGGACTACGCAGGTGGTGGGCGCATGCTCAAAGGCCCAGGAGACGGCATGAGTGACAGCATCCCTGCCACCATTGCAGGCAAGCAACCCGCCCGGTTGGCCAACGACGAGTTTGTGGTTTCTGCCGATGTGGTGTCGGGCTTGGGTAACGGCTCATCGGACGCTGGGGCCAAGCAGTTGTACAAGATGATGGACCGGGTTCGCGCCGCCAGGACAGGCAAAAAGGCTCAAGCCAAGCAGATCAACCCGACCAAGTACATGCCAGCATGACGCTCACTGTCCAGCATGTTCCGCAACAGTACGCTGCCCAGACTTGGCCGCTGGTGGAGAAATTCATTGCTGCAACAGAAAAGTTTGGCGAAGACGACTACTCGCTTGAGCAGATCAAAATGTACGTCACGTTGGGACACTGGACTTTGTTAGTGGCTACTGACGAAGACAATCAAGTTAACGGGGCGATGACAATTGCTTTTCAAAACTACCCCAATGATCGGGTGGCGTTTGTGACCAGCGCCGGGGGTGCCGGGATTGTCAACGAGCCAGTACTGGACCAGTTAAAAGCGGTGTTGCGCGGCATGGGCGCTACCAAGATTCAAGCAGGAGGGCGTCCAGCCATGGTGCGTCTCTTGGAGAGCCAGGGATTTACACGGCGCTATACCGTGGTTGAAACAAAAATATGAGGGCATTGTGATGTTCAAATTTACCGACATACTTGACTTTTTCATGGGGCCACGCCTGTATGTGGGCGGAGGGGGCGGGCAACAAGCTCCTACGCAAACCACTGTTGCCAACACCAATATTCCTGAATATGCGCGTCCGTATGTAGAAACGATGTTGGGCACAACCCAGCAGCAGTTGTACAACTACGAGACTGACCCGGCTACGGGGCAGAAGTTTGCCACCAGCATAAAGGGCTACACGCCTTTTAGCGAAGACCCGTCCAAGTACGTTGCAGGGTTTAGCCCCATGCAGGAGCAGTCATTCAAGGGCGCGGCCAATATGGGCACTTCGCCTCAGTTGGACACGGCATCCGGGCTGGCAGGCTTGGCAGGCCAACGCGCCATGGGGTCCCAGTACGACCCCACGCAATTCAACGCCCAGCAAGCAACCGCGCCTCAGTTGCAACAGTACCAGATGGGGCCAGCACAGCAAGTTGGCACGCAGGATTACACGGGCTCAAACGTCAGCCAGTACATGAACCCCTACATGCAAAATGTGGTGGACATTCAGCAACGCGAAGCCCAGCGCCAAGCCGATATTGCAGGCACCCAGCGTGCTGGTCAGGCCGTGCGCTCTGGCGCATTTGGCGGCTCCCGTGCGGGGTTGATGGAAGCAGAAGCCGCGCGTAACTTGGCTACCCAGAAGGGGGACATCCAAGCGCAGGGGCAGAACGCGGCGTTCCAGAACGCGCAGCAACAGTTCAATCAACAACAGCAAGCCAACCTGCAAGCACAGATGGCCAATCAGGGGGCGGGGCTGCAAGTTGGCAGTCAAAACCTCAACGCACAACTGGGCATTCAGCAGCTTGGCGCGGGCCAAAACATGCAAGCGCAACTGGCCAATCAACAAGCAAATTTGGCGGCGCAACAAGCTGCGGAGCAGTCCAAGCAGTACGGTGCAGGCTACGGGATGCAAGGGATGCAGACCGGGCTGCAAGCCGCTGGTCAGTTGGGCCAGTTGGGCCAGACGCAGTATGGTCAACAGCTTGGCAACATCAACTTGCAAAACCAAATGGGCGCTCAGCAACAAGCGCAGCAGCAAGGCATCCTGAACCAGCAGATTCAGAACTACGCCATGGCGCAGCAGTACCCCCAGCAGCAGTTGGCCTTTATGAGCAACATGCTGCGCGGCTTGCCGATGCAGTCCACCAGCACCAATATGTACCAAGCTGCTCCCAGCAATGTGTCGCAACTGGCAGGTCTGGGCATGGCAGGCTACGGCTTGAGCAGAATGGCGGGTATGAAAAAGGGCGGCAAAGTTAAAGCCGAGCAGCGCCCAGCAGGTCTGGCCGAGCTGGCACTCTCCAAAATGGCGTAAGGAACATCCATGATTAACGTCAACCAAATCACCGCGCAACTGGCCCGGATGCCCGATCAAGCGCTGCAACAGTTTGCAGCCATGCACAAGACCGACCCTTACACGCTGTCACTGGCGCTGTCCGAGTCCAACCGCCGCAAACAGATGCGCCAAGCTGCGCAGATGCAACAGCAACCGCAACCGCAACCCAAAGTGGTTGACCAAGAAGTGGCACAGATGGGCGCGCCTGCCATGCCCCCACAAGGTATGCCACAAGGTATGCCACAAGGTATGCCGCCCCAACAGCTTCCAGAAGACAGTGGTATTGGCCAACTCCCAGCGCCTAATATGCAAGGTATGGCCGGGGGTGGCATTGTTGCGTTTGAAGAAGGCGGGGAAGTTCCTGGGTATGCAGGCGGCGTCTTTACTGGGTCTGATCCGTTTGATGAGGCGTTTCGCCGTGTTATGCGGTACGAGGGCGGGTATGTTGCCAATGACGCAGGCAAAGGGCCGTCTAAATTTGGCATTAACAAAGACGCAAATCCTGACCTTGATATTGCCAAGCTGACAGAAAAAGACGCCAAACGCATTTACCGAGAACGGTACTGGGACAAAATTGGTGGTGACGAACTGGCCAAAAAGAACCCCGCGCTTGCTACGGTTGCGTTTGATACTGCTGTCAATATGGGCGTTACTCCTGCAAATAGACTGGTAGAACAGTCTGGCGGAGAACCTTCAAAAATTCTGGCAGCGCGAGAGCAACACTACGCCGCATTGATTAAAAAAGACCCAGAGAAATTTGCGCCGTATAAATCCGGGTGGCAGTCCCGTTTGGCGGACTTGGCAACTTCTGTGTTCCCCTCTGCGGCGGCGGCGGAACTCCCCCGCAAAACTGACGAGGGTTTAGCCAGCCTCATTCCTGGCCAAACGGCTAAAGCACCACCCAAAGCACCAGAGGGCGGGTTCTTGTCTTCTGAAAGTTTCCAGCGCGGGGCTACGTCTGTGGGGTTGCCACAAGATGTTGGGCGTCAGGCATACACCACGCTCATGGCTCCGACACCGCTGGCCCCTGCCAGCATGGTGCCCAAAACTGGCCCTGGTGTTCTTGGCGGCTTAGCCAATCTGGGCGAGAAGCTGTACGGCAAAATTGCTCCCGGCAAGAACATGACTGAGGCACAAATCGCTGCGGCCAAGGCAGAGATGGCTGCGGCTGCGCGTACTGGCGGACAAGAGCAGAGACTGCTCACCGGGCCGCAAGCCAAACTGCCAGGGCCAACTACCCCTGTCACTCCCGCAGGCCAAGGCATCACGGACTTGGTAGCACCCGGCGCTCGGATGGTTCCCGTGGCGGAAGACGCTTCCCGCCTGGAGAAGATGGCCCAAGCATCGAACCTGGAGAAACTGAGAAAAGCGCAAGGGGCAGTGGGCGATGGCGCAGCAGCCGTACAACCTGTGCAAGCAGCAGAACGATTTGCGCAACAAGCCGGGCCTGCCAGCGCGGCAGAGAAAATCCAAGCCGCATCCATTGCAAGAGAAGCCGAACACGCTGCCCAAGTGGGCGCTGCTGCCAGTCAAGGTCAGGCTGCTAAAACAGGGTTGGCCACACTTGCCGCTGGTTCAACGGCGCTTGGCAACATGGATGACGGCCCCAACGTTATTACAGGCGCAACGCCCGTTTCTTTTAGAGAGTTTGGTGAAAACACCGGGCAGATGCCTGCGGAACCGCCGTCTCCCAAGGAGGTCAAAGAAATTGGCAAGGAAGCCACGCCCAAGAGCGAACGCAAAGGTATGTCGGGCGAAGACTTCCTGATGATTGGTCTGGGCATACTGAGCGGGCAGTCGCCCAACGCGCTCACCAACATTGGCGAAGGCGGTCTCAAAGGATTGCAGATGGTGCAAGCTGGGCGTAAGAATGAGGCCGAAGCCGCATACCGCGATGCCATGAGCAAGTACTACGCTGCCGGGACAGAAGCTATCGAGCGCGGGGCCAAAGACAAAGACCTGATCGGGGCCGCAGAGAAGTCTGCGCACGATGCGTTTACGGCCATGGCAAAAGACAACGTGTTCTTGATGACCAATCCAGAAGAGCGTGCCAAGCTGTACAACCGCTTGCGCATGGAGAAGTTTGCACAGTATGGGATTTCGCCTACAATCCTTGGAGGGGCGGGTAACAAGTACTCTCCCGCTGACATGGCCCTTGTTGATAAGTACGCCAAAAACTAAAAATTAGCAAAAATGGAACTGAGCCAAGTTTTTCAAGCACTCCGCAATGCCGATGCTGCTGGAGACACCGAAGCAGCAAAACGCTTGGCTCAAATTGCTAGGGGCATGATCGCCGAAGGCGATACGCTAGACGACACCAAAAAAGAAAAACCCAAAGAAACCCCAACCGTTGGGGGCCAGATCAAAGAGTTTGCCAAGGGTCTTGTCCCTGGCGCTATTGGTTTGGCAGAGTCGGCTGGCACGGGTCTGTCCGCGCTGCTGCCCGACGAGCAAGAACGTTCTGCACGCAAAACAATCAGCAGTTTGGCGGCTTCGGCACGCGAACCGTTTGCTGCCGCTCCTGGGTACGAAGAGACTGTCGGGCGAAAGCTCGGCGAATCGGTTGGTTCTGTTGCGCCATTTTTGGCCATGGGGCCGTTGGGTGTTGCAGGGCGTGTGGGCATGGCCGGGCTGGGTGTCGGTGCTGGCGCGGGTGAGGCCAGAGTAAGGGCTGAACAAGGCGAAGCAAGCGCAGATCAACGGTCTTTAGCTACTGGTCTTGGCAGTGCGGTGGGTTTAACAGAGATGTTTGCCCCGGCCAGGATTCTTGGACGTTTGGCGGCTCCCGTACAAGCAGGTGCTGTTGCTGCGGTTAAACGAGCACTGACGGCAGGTGGCGAGGAAGCTGCACAAGAAGCCGCATCACAAGTTGCCCAGAACTTGATTGCCAAAGGCATCTACAAACCAGAGCAAGCAATCATTGAGCAGGTGGGCGAGTCCGCTGCATACGGCGGTGCTACTGGCGCGTTGGTTCAAGGTCTGCTTGACATGGCCATTGGTCGCCGTGCCAAAGGCCCAGCCGCTGCTGGCGCAGTAGCGGCGCAGCCAACTGCACAAACCCCCGAAGCCTTTGTTCCTCCCGCCCTTGGCGAAGCCGAGGCCATTCCCGAACCCACCTTGCGTGTGCCAGGAGTAGCGCCTGAAGAAGAGGAAGCGGTTGCAGAGCCAACCAAGCGAGAAGCTGCAAAGCAAGCCAAAGCAGCCAAGGACCAAGCCGCACGGCTGGCCAAGGAGCAGGCGGCGTTTTTGAAGCAGTACGAAGCGCAAGCCGAGGAGCGTGCCAAGGCACAGGCAGAGTACGAGCGCGTCAAGGCAATGACTCCCGAGGAGTTCTTCCTTGACCAGCAAGGGGCCAAAATCCCCGCAGAAAGACCCCAGCCAAGCGCTGAAGAGTTCTTCATCAACCGCCTGGGCGAAGGTCCGACCGAGACGGAAAAGCCTCTGTCACCGTTGCAGCAGTACGCTGTGTCGCAGATTCAAGCCGCGCAGAACCGCCCGTATGGGTTCACCACAGAGGATGTGCTAGGGTACTTGATGCGCGATACGGCGCAGGCCAGCAAGCTGGTTGAAGAGCGCCCGCCCATCCCCGGTTTGAGCGACACAAAAACCGACGCGCTGTACAACAAGCTCAAGCTTAAGGTCAACGCCAGCCTCAAGCAAAGCAAACAAGCAGGGGCCGCAGCCACCACCGCAGCCAAAGAAGTTCGCTTAGAAACGGTTGAGGATGAAGAGCAAGCAGCGTTGGAAGCCCAACGAGCCGAAGAAGAGCGCATTGCACAAGACGCAGAAATTGCGCGTCGTGTGGCCCCTGAGCGTCTGGGCATCCAGCGTTTGGGCCAGGAGCCGGGTCGTGTGGTGTTGCCCGAAGGTGGTTATGCCAGTGATACTGGAAAGCTGCTGTCTGAGCGGTTCCCGTCGAAGCAGCAGGAAATCATTGAGACGCCCGAGAAACCAGAAGAAATGCCCCTGGTTGACCAGTTAATTCAGACGCTGCCGTTGACCAATGGGCGCATTACCCCTGGGCGGGTTGTTGAAGGTGTTGGCGCATCGCCATCCCAGAACCTTAAAGACTTGCAGACGCAATTTCAGATTGCACGCATCACAAGGGACCGTAAAACGCAAGAAGCGTTGCTCACGGAGATGCGCACAGCCAAAGAGCAAGGGGCTGTGGAAGGTCGTGGAAAACTTACGCGTGAATTACAAGAAGGCATGCTGCCTGAAGAGCGGGCACAAGAAGCCGCTGCCGATCAGCATGCTGACACCCAGCGCATACAGTTGCTTGGGCTGATTAAGACACTGGATACGGCACGCACTGGCAAACTGGTTTTGCCTGCCAAACGTGAAGCACAGATCAGCGCAGCCAAAGAAGCCTTTGTAGTTGCGCATGCCGCCGAGATTGAAGCGCGACGCAAAGCGTTTGGTTTGCCTGAGATGGCCGACTGGGAAAAGGCCGAAGCCCGTGCCCGTTCTTTGGAAGCGCTCAATGAGTTGGAAAGCCGCTACGGCACATTTGGTGCGCCAGCCCAAGCCGTCAAAGTGCTGCAAGGTCAAACACGGGATGCCGTCTACCAGAACTTGCAAAATGCCGCTACGCGGATGTTAGAGCAGGGCCAAGTCGATCTTGAAGGCAAGACCAAGAAGCCCAGCGGTGCGGGGCCACGGATTGCTGCGCCTGATGAGCTGACGCTGCGCGGAGAACCACGCGAAGCCAAGACTGAGAAGCAACGTGCGTTGAATGTGATTGAGATGGTGTTGCGCAGTGCCGAGACGCGCACCCGTGCGGCACCTGTTTTAGAGAAACAAGAAGCAAACACTCTGGCGGACTTGGCCAAAATATTAGCAGCTGCCAAAGTGTCGGGCAACACCAACCCTGGCTTTCTTGCAACAGGCACTCCAACCAAAGCAGACGCTGCCACCGTTGATTTGTTGACCCGGTTGCGGGATGCGTTGGAGACCACCAACGACCCCGAGTTCATCTCCTTGGCACGGGAGCAAGCCACCATGGTGGCCGAAGGCAACCTGCCCAACCCGTTTGCTGTGCGTGACCTGGGCGAGATGCTCAAGGCGCAGGAAGTGTCGGGACGCAGCGCGGCAGCGCCGTTGTCAAAAGAAGAGACCGCTGCGGTTGCCAGGGGTGAGAAGTTAACCTTCACTGACTTAGAAGGCAAGACCCGCACAAAGAACACAGAAGCCCAGCCACAGCTTGAGATGTTCCCCGAAGCCGGGGCACAAGTGGCGCGTGCCACGCCGTCGAATTTTCAAAAGCTGCTGGACTCCAAAGACGTTCAGGGCATGCGCGATGCCATTCAAAAACAACGCGCAGACAACTTGGCCGCATTGCAGTCCGTTGGTAAAGCGCTGCCAACCATCACAAACCGATACAACGCCGCCAAAACCAAGCACGACAAGCAGGTCAAGAAGGCGCGGGAAACAGGCGCTCTGGCGTTGGGTTGGAAAGACGAGATGCGCTCCGATCTGGAAGCGGTTCGTCAAGAAGCCCAAGATGCACGCAACGAACACATTGTTCCTTTGCAGCAAGCGTTGCGGGAAATTGATGACGTAAAAGCGGCAGTTTTGCAAGAGCCGTCAGACATGCGCACGTTGTTGAAGATCAACAACCTGTTGGCGCAAGAACCTGCACTGCGTAAAAAACTAGCTGACCTAGAAGCCGTTGTTACTCCGCTGGAAGATTTGGCGGCACAGATTGGCGCAGAGATTAAAGCGTACACCGATATTGCTCAGCCCGCACTTAAAGAGTTTGAGAAGGCCCAGGTAGAAGCGGACGAAGCCAAAGCTGAGCTGGATAAGGTTACGCAAGAAAAGCGTGAGGCTGAACGTGTTGAGAAGGCCGGGGCAGAAGCTGAAAAGCGCAGAGCCGAACAAGAAGCCACGGCAGAAGAAACCCGGTTGCGCCAAGCTGCGCAGCGTGGGCGTGAGGGACTGGGGCTGGAAGGCGTGCGGTTGGAGAAAGACACCACGCAGATGCGCCAGGAGATGTCCAAGATTCGCCGCGCTATTGGCAGCTTGAACGATCAACTGGACAAGGCCACAAACGAAGACACCAAGGCAGAGCTGCGGCAAAAGATTGCCGATCAAGAAAGCAAACTGGAAAACGTGTTCCAGAACGCGCCGTTGGTCAAGACTGAATTGCGGACGCGGGAAGATGAAGAAGCACGCAGAGACACCGAAGACAGACGCGCTGCGGCAGAAGCCGTGGTGGCCGCAAGGCGGCGCAAAGCCAAAGGCGAGAAAGCCCCCAAGCTCAAGCCTGTTAAGCAAGCGTCGCTGGTAAAAGAAGTTTTGGGGTCTCGCGTTACACAGCCACGCCCACAGGTGTCGTTGGAAGAAGTTGGCGTTGCGGTGACCAACCGTTTGATGAAGGTCAACACAGATTTGGCAGACGTTCAACGGCGCATGCAGTTCCTGCGCAGTACAGGCAAAGCCAAGGTCAAGGGCAAACTCACGCCGTTGATGAAAGACTTGGAAGCCAAAGAAGCCACGCTCAAAGGCACGCTCAGTGCTTTGCGGCAACGGCAATCCAAGGTGACAGGCGCAGCCAAAGCCGCTACGCTGACATACACCAAGGCCAAAGAAGCTGAAGAAAACTTGGAACTTAAAGCAGAACGCAAGGGCGTGTTCCGCACTTCCATCCAGGCTGGCCCCGGCATGCAGTCGCAACAAGTCAAGCGCTTGGTTGACCGCATCTTAAGTGACTGGGCCATTACGCCTGAAGTCAGTGTTGTTGAGAACGAGTCGGAGCTGCCACAGCGAATTCAAGACCAAGCCGCCAAGGACGGCGTTACTGGGCGCATCCCCGGCGTGTACGACCCCAACACCAAGACCGTGTATTTAGTGGCATCCAACTTGCACACAGGCAATGACGTTGGTTTGACGATTGCGCACGAAGTGGCTGGCCACTTCGGCCTGCGCGAGATGCTTGGCGGTACATACGCCAAGACCATGAACTCTTTGTACGACGGCAACGTCACGGTGCGCCGTGAAGCTGATGCCAAGATGGGGGCCAACAAGAATTTGTCCCGCGAAGTGGCCGTTGAGGAAGTGCTGGCCGACATGGCCGAGACAGGTGCCGAACCTACCGCAGACAGTCGCAGTGCGTTGCGTCGTTTGTTTGAAACCATCAAGCAGTGGTTCAGCAACACATTTGGTGTCAAAGGCGTTACTGACAACGAGGTACGCCAGATCGTGGCCAACGCTCGGAAGTATGTGCAAGAAGGTGTGGGAGCATTAGGCGGCGAAGCTGCCACAGGCGAAGCCACGTACCGCACCGCCAAGGCTCCCGGCTTTGAAGACGCGTTGGCCACAACCGACCAACTGATTGCCAAACCTAAGAGCATCGGGCAGCAGATACAGTCCAACCTGGGGTTGGCTGGGCGCACACAATGGCTTGACCGTTTGGCTCCGCTGGAGAAGATTGCCCGTGAGATGGCCGACCCATTCAAGGGTACGCGCATGATGTACTACCTGCGCATGGCCGACCAGAAGATGTCGTTTGTGCAGCAGTCGGTGGCCCGTGGTGTGCCCCAGTTGGTTGACCACAAGCGGGCTGATGGGCAGATTGAAAAGCTCATTGAAAGCGTGGAAGGACCGAATCTGGCAGGCGTTGTCGAGACCCTCAAGGGCGCTCCTGGCATGAATGCCGAAGCAGCCAACCGCTTGTTCACGCTGTATCTGGCCAACAAACGCGCAGAGAACCCCAACGTGGGCTACGACAAGCTCAACTACGGCATCTCCAAAGAGCAAATCCAGCGTGCGGCAAGCCAGATCGACAGCAATCCGGAAGTCAAGGCCGTGTTTGAAAAGGCGCGTAAGCAGTACAACGAGTACAACCGCTCCTTGATGAAGTTCATGGAAGACACAGGCGCTCTCTCCCCAGAGGAAGCCAAGCGTCTGGCCGCAACCAACGACTACATCCCGTACTACCGAGAGCGCAACGGCAACGCTGAACTGGTGATTGGCGGCGAGGGCACGTTCAAGGTGGGCAACCTGAAAGACCAGCCCCAGTTGCAGCAGTTGATTGGCGGCGACCAGAAAATCTACGACTTCCTGACCAGTTCTGTGCAGAACACATCGGTGCTGCTGGACGCTGCGCTGCGCAACCAAGCTACCAAAAACACCATGATTGATCTGGTGGACATGGGCTTGGGGCGCTTCATCAGCCCGACTTCTGGCCCTGATGTGGTCAGCTTCAAACTCAAGGGCGAAGACAAGTACGTGCTGGTGGAGACCGACAAGACAGGTATCCCAGCGGATTTGCTGGTCAAGGGCATGGCGGGTATCCCCGTCAACAACTCTGCAATTGTCCGGGCCATGGGCTACGCAGCCACGATGGTGCGCAAGGGTGTCATGCTCAGTCCGTTGTACCCAGTCAGGCAGTTGTTCCGCGACTCAGTGGCTGCGCCCATACTGTCTGGCGCAAACTTCACCCCAATCATGGGCGCTATCCGTCAGTTGGGCGGTTCGGCCACCAAAGAGAAGCTGGAAGCCAGGGGTATCACGGGTGGGCAAGTGTTCACGGGCACCAACGAAGACCTGACCCGCATCCTCAAAGATTTCCAAGACGGCAAGCTGGGCTTGAGCCAACTGGTGGCCCGTGCCGAAGGTATTGCAATGGAGGCAGACGCGGCAACCCGCCGCGCCCAGTACAACTCCTACATCAACCAGGGCTTGTCGGAGATGGAAGCCACGCTCATGTCGTTGGAATCCATGAACTTCAACCGCAAGGGGCTGTCACCATCGGCACGGTTCTTGTCCACGGCCATCCCATTCTTCAACGCACAGGTGCAGAGTTTGGATGTGCTCTACCGCGCTTTGACAGGCAAGATGCCATTGAACGAGCGCCTGGACATCCAGGGCAAGTTGCTGCGCCGAGGAGCGCTTTTGTCTGGCACGGCGATAGCCTACGCCATGCTGATGCAAGACGATGAAGCGTACAAAAACGCCACGCCCGAGCAAAAGTACGGCAACTTCTTTGTGCGCATCCCAGGCTTGGATGAGCCATTGCGCATCCCGGTGCCGTTTGAGATTGGTTACATCTTTAAGGGCATCCCAGAGGCGCTGGTCAACAGCATGGCCAATGAGCGCGGCGCAGAAGAAGCGTATAAAGCGTTCAAGAGCATCGCCATACAGACCATCCCTGGCGGCACATCCTTGCTGATGCCTGCCTTGGCCAAGCCCATCATTGAGAACGTGGCCAACTACTCGTTCTTTACCGAGCGCCCACTCGAGTCCAGGGCCGAGCAACAGATGTTGCCTGAGTACCGCTTCCGCGACAACACTTCTGAAGTAGCCAAGCAAATTGGTATGCTGACAGGCACATCCCCGCTCAAGATTGAAAACTTGGTTCGCGGTTACACCGGGACAATGGGCCTTGCGTTGGCGCAGTCCTTAAACTTTGCCATGCCCTCACCGCCCAAGGGCACGCCAGAGCAGGCTACCAAGCGGTTGTCCGATACGCCTGTGATCGGCTCCATGTTCCAGCCCAACGATGCCGCTGGTATTGTGAGTGCCACATACGACCGCATGCAGGAAGTTCAGCAGATCGACAAGACGTTCAAGGATATGGTCAAGGACGGGCGCATGTCTGAGGCCCGAGAGTTCTTGCAAAAGAACTCCAAAGAGATTGCTGCTGGGGCTGTGGCGGGCAACATCCAAGAGCAGTTGAGCACCATCACGAAGGCCATGAACGCCATCAAAGCGTCTAACCTGACACCAGACAAGAAGCGCGAAGAGCTGGACAAGTTGCAGCAACTGCGCATCAAGCTGGCGGAGAGTGCCCGAGGTTACCTCGGCTGAACACAACGCCGATCAAACCCCGGTGGATGCCAACCACAGCGCGGGCATCCTTCAATCTGCACTTAACCGCTTCGCGCAGCCCTTCCTCGCGGGTGCGTTCCACATCGAGGCAGGGGACAAAGAACCCCTGCCCCCTCTCAAGCTGCTGCCACGGATAGTGGATCGTCATCTTCCAGATCGGTTATGGGTCTGCTGATCTTGAGCACTGATACGCGCATCTGAGGCCCACGGGTTTTTGCAGTCAAGTCCTTCTTCGGCATGGGAGTGACTGCACACTCCATCCCCAGCTTGCGCTTGAAGTCGGCGTAGCCGTAGCTCATGCTGGCGCAGCAAGCCTTGAGCATACTCTCCTCAATGTAGTAGTCGATGTACCCCGGCGTGAAGCCGTGCTCGACCCGGCCCATGACGCTTGAGCGCGTGATGGACTCGTCCACCTCCTTGCCGTTGCCCAGTTCTGCCAGGATACGACCACGCTCAATTTGCTTGACGATGATGAACTTGCCATAGTTGTCGCGGGTATAGGCGTTGAGCACATCCTCTGCGGTGCGGGCGTTGCCCTTGACGTTGCCGCGCATGGTGTCGATCACCTTGTGCAAGCGCTCAATGATTTTTATCATGGGAATGTCGATCACACCCGCGTGCTTGCTGTTAATCATGACCCCGGCAGCGATGATGGTGCCGATGCCAGCCATCCAGAAGCGCTCGTCATTGGTGGCGCTGAACTCCTTGTATGCGGTGCGCACAGTGTCGGGCACGAGTTTGGCCAGGAAGTCCACGTTCTTGGCCATGTAGTCCACGATGATGTGCCCAGCCACGCCGTAGTTGTGCTGCAAGGACTTGACGATCTCAATCTCGTGCGGCTCCCAGGTCAGGGGCTGGTCCATGATGAACTCCAACAGGCGGCGCAGCTCACCTTCGGATGCGTGCTTGCGTGCCCCGGTCAGCATGTCCACGGCGTGGGTGTTGGACGACATGATGGCGTTGGTCATCCAGGTGGACAGGTTCAAGCGCTCCTTGTTGGAGCCAGACTCCATACGCTCCTTGCCCCGGCCCTCGGTCATGTCCAGCAAGAACTCAGGGAACCACTCGAAGTCTTTGCGGTTCTTGGCGGTGATCTCGTCCGTTATCAGGGCGAAGCTGTTGAGCAGACCCAGGCGCTGCTGCATGGCCACAGGCGATGTGCTCTTACCTGTGCGGTAGTGGGTGGGGTGGCCCCAGACTGAGGCGGCTGCTTCCAGCGCCAGCGTCTTACCCGTACCTGACTCAGTAGAGCCGCAGTGGTAGGTCATTCCGTACATGCCCGTGAAGCGCATGAGTGGCGCTCCAATACCCGCAAGCATGATGGCCAAGTGGTCGTACATCTCCTTTTGGATGAGCAGGTTCACAAAATTGCGCCACGCTTCAATCGTCCCGGTCGGCTTGGTATTGGCCACGATGTTCTCAAGCCCTGGCATGGGCACCGAGATGGGCGTGCCCGTGGAGTAAATCTTGCCTGCGTACACGATGGTGTTGTCGTCTTGCCAGCCGTAGTTGGCGGGGACTTTGACTGCTGCTTTTCCTGTGCTGGATTCTTCCACGGCGGCTCTCACATATGAAAATAGGTTTGCGTCATTGCCCGAACCGAACGCCGCAATGATGTTCTGGGTGGCTAGGGCTTTGACAGTTTCGTCTTTGCTCACCACAGCCTTTTGTGCCATGGTGATGGTTGCAGGCCCGTCTGGCCTGAGTGCAAGCATGTGAACAATGTGTTCACCGCCGTTGTTGAGGATGTCCACCACGAACAAGTCGTATGGCAGGATGAGTACAGGCTTCTTTACCTTGTTGCCTTCAGCGTCTTCGATCTCCTTGTCAATGTATACGCCGCCCTTGGTCCCGTATGAGTAGCCCCGTGGCGGCGTGGGGCGCAGGACTTTTTTTACTTCAGCCGCAATGCCGCTGGCTTCGGCAGGCATGACCACTTCGATCTCTTTGGCCTGGGTCTCAAGCTTTGTTTCGCGCCCAAGCGCAAGTGGGTTGGTGATTTTGGAAAAGAACTGACACCCGTCACAGACCCCTGGGTTCTCGCTGTCGAACTTGACGCATGGGTACGGCCCCTTGATCTCACGCAGCTTTTGCTCCATGCGCTCTTGGGGGTAGGGGTGCAGGCTTGACAGCCACGCCGATGCCTTGCCGCCGTCCTCACACTTCTGGGCAATGCTCAGCCACCCACGCCACAGCGGCTCCATGCCGTCTTCCTCGGCGTTCTCCACAAAGTGCTTGAGCTGGGCGCAGCCGTTGCCTGCCTTGGTCTTGACCAGAATGTTCTTGAACTTGGTCACGCTGTTCTCAAACATCTTGGCCGTGGTCGCTGTCGGTACTGGGGCGGCATCGGGGCGCTTCCCCGGCAAGTCCAGCTTGGCGGGCTGCACAGGCTGAATGGCCAGTTTGCTGACTATCAAGTCGGACAGAATCTCAGGGTCGAACACAGCGCCTTCGGTCATCAGCTTGACTTCCCGAGGGGCTGGGTACTTCTCTTTGAAGTTGCGTGTGCCTGGGATGCGCAGCACCCTGGCAGCGTCCGCTGTGACGGTCATGTCGATGTTGAGTTTGCACTGCTTGCACAGCCGCTTGAAGCTCTCAGCGATCAGCTTCCACTCATCCTTGGGCAGCGCCTTGGTGAAGGGCCAGTAGCAGTGCAGACCACCGCCAGATGCCACCACCCAGGGCATGCCCAGTTCCTCAAGCCCGGTCTCCACCAGAAAGGCGTGCAGTGCCAGGGCCGCTTGCCGCTTGGATGCGTAGCCGTCCATGTCGATGAACAAGGACTTAACGAAGGCGGCGTTCTCAGCCTTGCGGCTGGTGTTGTTCTCAAACGTGGCCAGGGCGAAGAAGACGTTCTTCTCCTCATCGACCCAACGATCTACGGTGGGGTAAAACTCCTCAAGCGCTGTGACATAGATGTGCTCCTTTTGTTTTGTTGATAGCTCTGCCGCACAGTAGTACCCGTATTCCGGGGACGGCAAAACGACCGCTAGAAATTCAAGCGGGGTCATGGATGTCCTTCGGCTTATTTAAACAGGTCGATTTGCTGTGGGTCTTTGGGCGGGTACTCGTCGCTGGGGGCCAGCGCTGTGAAGCGGCGTAGCAATTCAAGCTGCCATTCGCGGGGCATGTTGTCGTGTGAGTCCAGTTCGTCTGCCGCAATGCGAATGAGTTCGCTGTTAGTCAGGGTTCGAGGTTGTAGTGTGCGCATATTTTTCTCCAGGCGTCATCGGCTGAGTGGGCGGTTTGTAGGAATTTCAACATGGTCTCGACCCGAAACTCATAGGCGGGGAAGATGTCGCCACCTTCAAACCAGTTGTAGACAGTCTGGCGGGACACACCCAAAGCTTTGGAGATGCGCACGACCGAGAAGTTGTGGTGCGCGGCCCATCGACCTAGCTGGTTCCCCAGCGTCTTGGGCGCACGCATGATCGCGTTGATTGTTTTTTCTGAGTAGGCCATGTCACTTGCGGTTCTGCGCCAAGATTGTGCAGATGGCGGTGCTCGTGTCCGCGCTGTACAAAGCACAGGTAGCCACCATCGGGTCAGCGCCGTTGCTCACTGCCTTGTCCCACTTGTCGCGGCGGTCAAACCCTGACAGGGTGAGGCACACCATCACCGTTATCAAAAACGTCACCACCATGCCCCACATACAAATCCAAAATTTCTGTTCGCTATGCATTTGATTCTCCTAAATGCAGGGGCCGAAGCCCCCGCTGGTTCAAGGTTGCTGGTCTGTCACAACGCCATAGTTACTGCGCTTCCACAACGGGAAGCCCCCTTGCTGCGCACCTGCGTTGCGCAGTTCGGTGTCTGAGTAACGCTGGCGTGTGAAGCGCGGGTAGCCTGGGCCGACAAAGACCGAGGGGTTGCGGTAGTGCGGCACATAGGTGATGCCGTTAAGCACATACACCGTCTGCATGAAGGTTTCTTCTTTGTTGTCTTTCATGTTGGCCTCACTCGTCGTCCCAATCGGCCACAACAGATGCCAAGTCTTTCTTACCGGGCACAGCGCTGGGCTTCTTCTCTTCTTTCTTCACGGTCGGCTCCTCGTCCGCGTCAGCCACAGGCTCGGTCTTGGGCTTCTTGCTGGCCTTGGGGGCGGGAGCAGGTGCTTCGTCCTCTTCTTCAGCAACGGGAGCAGGCGCGGCCTTGGCCGCTTTGGGCGGTGTGCCGCCCAGGGGGTTGGCAGGAGGCACGCTGTCTTGAGCAGCCACGTTCATCACCACTGCACGCTTGGCATCTTCGGTCTCGCCTTGCTTGGTGGCCTCGGCGTACTCCTCATCGGTCAGCCAGCGCATGGCTTTGAAGAACAACTTGGGCGCTTCGGCCTTGGTGTCGAACTTCATGCGGGTCACAACGGTGCTGGGGTCAACACCCTGGGCCACCAACCAGCGGGCATACGCCTGCAATGGGCGGTCTTCGCCGACTTCCTTGCCGAACAAGGAGGTGGCAGGCAGGGCCAACTGCTTGACTGAACCCTCGATGTCGCTGGCCAGCACCACAGCCAGACGCTGTTGGTAGCGGCAGGCGCGGCTGTTGCCTGTGCCTGAACCCGCGATGTTTTGGGTGCAGCCGTTGCAGGTGTCGGCCTGGGGGTTCTTGGACTTGGCGTCTGGGGTCTCGCCGTCATTGCTCCAACAGTCGGGGGACGCTGCGGTCTCGCCGTCATACTTCTTCATGTAGAAGGTACGTGCGACTTTGGGCGCGGCTTTGACGATCACCACATCGAGGTAGCGCTCCTCAATGGCAGCGATTTCTTTACCGCCTGACAACAAACGAAACACACCGCCTTTGATGGAGATGCGCTCACCTGACTGGCCAGCACCGCCGCCTGCAAGGGCTTTGGCGACATCGGACAACTCACCTTTGCGTGCAAAGGCGGGGACTTGGGAAGGGTTAAAAAGAGCTACGTTGCTCATAGGTTTCTCCTGGGGTTACTTGGAAGGCTTGCGAACGGAAATGTCGTACTCTTGCATGGAGTTGAGTCCAGGCGGGAGCTTGCCGGGGTTGTCTTCAAGGAACAGTTTCATGTTGCCTTGATGGATGCGCCGCTCGAACAAGTCGAGAGCGTCTTCGGTCTTGACAAACTCCTTGAACGAATCCCAGTCGTCTGTCGAATACCGTGTCTTGGTGCCCATAATCACTGTGCCTTGCGGCGTGTTGACTGAGCTTGCGCCGAGCGCCTTGAGGTGCTCTTTCATTGCGTTCTTGACCTCATCTTGCTGCGCCTTCAGTTGTTCGACTTGGGTGTCGTACTCCTGTGTCAGCACAGCGATGCGGTCACGAATCTTGCGGTAGACCTTCGCCAATTTGTCGAGGGGTACTGCTTCATCACTCATCTACTTCTCCTTTTTGTTTTGTCTAAGGTTGGACATGTTACACATATTTTTTGGCTTTGCAACTCCTTTCAAGATTTAATTTCGTGGGTGAACATGTCGGTCAGCAGTGAGTTGTCGCTCACTTTGCCGCCAAGGGCTTTGAACATCTTCTTCTCGATGGGGCTACCCTCGATGTGGATGACGGTCACCTTGTCTGAGTTCTGCCCCTTGCGGTCTGCACGGGCTATGCACTGGATGTATTGCTCCACGCTCATCAGCGGGCCGTAGAACACCACAGTGTCGGCAGCGGTCAGGGTAATGCCATGCGCTGTAGCCTGGGGCTGCATGACCAGCACACGGGGGTCGGGCGTATCTTGGAAGCGGCGGATGATGTCAGCGCGTTTGCTGGCCGTCACGCCACCATGGATGCACTCAGCGGCGATGCCCTTCTTGAGCAGGTGCGTATGGATGCCGTCAATGCTTGAGCGAAACAGCGCGAAGATCAGCACCTTGCGGCTGGTCTCCTCCAGAATTTCTTCCAGCACGCCCAGGCGGGGCGCAGCATCGAACTCAACCACTTCCTTGTCATCGGTGTACGCCGCACCGCAACTGATCTGCAAGAGCTTGGACACACCAGCGGCAGCATTGACCGCGCTGATCGTTTCTCCTGCGGCTTGCACCACCATGCGCTCTTTGAGCATGTTGTAGTACTTGGCCTGCTGTGGGGTCAGCGGCACTTCGCGTGTGGTTGTCACGACAGGGGGCAAGTCCAAGCACTGCTCTTTGGTGAAGCGAATGGCGGGCTGTAGCGCCTCATGCACGGTGTCCTTAGCATCTGCCTTGGGTGCCCACTTAAACATGGTCACTTTGTTCATCACCTTGTCGCGCCATGCTGTGAAGAACTTGGGCACACCGTCCGGGTTGACCAGCTTGGCCAGACCATAGGCATCGACAGGCGACTGCGATGCAGGCGTGCCTGTCATCATCCACAGAAAGGTGTTGGGCTTGATGATGGATGCCAGCGCCTTCCAGCGCCGTGTGGTGGCCGTCTTGTATGCGTTGGCCTCATCGACAATGACCAGATCGAACTTGCCGTTGGCGTTGATCTCATCGGCTATCAGGTTTAGCCCTTCGTAGTTAGTGATGACGATCTCGTAGTTCTGCTGAAGCATCTCAATGCGGCGGCTAGCTTGAGGGTGGTGCGCAACTATGGCCGAGCGGTGGATGATGCTGTTGCTGATGTCTCCCACCCACGCTGACTGCATGATCGACAGGGGGCACAGTATCAACACACGGCGCACTTCACCGCGCTGCATCAAGTAGTCCGCTGCCCACAGTGCCGATAGCGTCTTGCCTGTGCCGGGTTCCGAGAACACAAATGCACGGCGGTTGAGTGTCAGGAAGGCAGCGGTCTCGACTTGGTGGGCCATGGGTTTGTAGCGCCCAGGCCAGGGGTACTTCCTCACAATGGGCGAGGGTACGTCTTTGACACCAAGGTTCTTCAACACACGCGCCTCGTCCAACCCCCAGTAGACTGCAACATCAAAGCCGCCATCTGTGCGGGGCATGACTTTGTGCTTTGGGATGATGCAGTATTTGTTGGGGTTGCGGGTAGTGAACAGCAGTGCTTTGTTGTCTATGATTTCCATTTGCTTCTCGGTTTATTTTTTTCCTAACGCCAGCGCTTGTTCCCAAACAAAGCGGGCTACGTTGTAGCCTATGAGCTTTTGCTCTGAGACCGTGAGGGTCTTCCACCAATCATCAAAGGTCATTTGTTGTCTCCTCGGTTTGAACTGCGATTGCGCATACGAAGATTGTTTATAGTAGTTGTCCCCCCGCTGCGGATGGGCTTAACGTGGTCTACGTCTTTGCCGTCCCCCTTGCTGGCCTTGCCAGCTTTAACCATCATGCGCCGCGCCTTCACGCGTTCGCCTGTCTTTGCAATCTGTTCGGGCTTGCCCTGATAGTTTGCGTATTCTTTTGCGTAGTTACGAGTTGCCATGATTTGCCTTTCTGAGTTTGCCAAGTGCTTCTACAACACGCAGCGGGGTTTGAGCGGTGCGCTCTTTTTGTTTCATTACATCGTGAATTAACCGCATCGCCAACACGGTCGCACACTCTGCGTGCATGATGATATTCCCGTAACCTTCAACGGTAAATGATTGGTTGCGCACCCCTACATGGCCGTCGTGTTCGACAGCAAAATCGGACATATCTACAGGTTTGCGGCATACGTGGCACAAGGTGGCGCAGCCAAAAGCCGGGGCGTTAGGTTCTATGGTTGACATACATTCCTTTCAGTGTTTAGGATTGAACTCACATGATCTCACAGGGCACCAGCCGCACAGCGGGGTGCGGGTGGGGTTCCAAACGCCTGTGGCATAGCAGGCTTCCAGCTTGGCCACACGCTCACGATAGCGCCACCACTCAGCATCGGCTTCGTCCACGGTCATGGTGTGCTTGACCATATCGTTCTTGACCACGAACAGCAGCGCTGAACGCACCTTGCGGATATGGGGGAAGTGCTTGAACACCATGAGGGACATCAGCTTTAGCTGGTCACGGTCTGGGTACTTGTTGTTGCCCGTCTTGTAGTCCAGCACCGAGGCGGTCAGGTTGTCGTCGTCAATGATGAGCAAGTCAGCGATACCCCTGACCCAGCGCTTGGGTTCGTTGAAGTCACACGGCTGCAAGTCCGGGGTGATGCCCATCTCGTACTCGCACAGCTTCCTCCCCGGCTTGGCCAGGAGCGCATCTAACACAGCCGTGGCGTACTCAAACTCAGGGGGCAGCGGTGTGCCGTCCCGAATGTAGACCTCGGCTGCTGTGTGAAAGCTTGTGCCGTAGCGCGTGGCCTCCGTTTCTTGGAACGGGTAGTTATTAAGCACCTTGACTTCGTAGTGCCTGCGTGCGCACCCCTCGAAGTCCTTGAGAGCGCTATGGCTCCATGTGACTTGATTCATCAAAATCTCGCAGTCTCGATTGCTTTGGCCAAGCGGTTGGCGAACCGGGTAACAAAGCGCTCGTCTCTGTTCAAGCGGTCCTCGTCCATGTCGTGCAGTATGGCGTGCACCACCTCGTGCCAGAAGGTGTCGTGGATTTCAGCGGGCTTGTACACACGCCCGGTGCGGTTGCTCTTGAGTCCGATCTTGATGTTTCTGTCGGGGTAATACGTGCGCCCCATCAGGTTCTTCTCGATCATCGCTTCGACAACCTCAACCGAGTATGTCTTGTTGCCCACACGCAGCTTGTGTGGCAGTGGTCTGTGTCTAACTGTCATTGCTTACTCCTTAATTTTTTGCTAACCCATAACGACGGTGCGCACCACCGTCAGCGGCCAGGGGTATCCCCGGCAAATACTTCGGCTCCATAGTCATCTGCGCCAAGACCCATGTCTTAGCGGTGGCTACTTCATCGTCAGGCACAACGGCAATCAGCTCGTCATGCACTGTCCCTTTGACTGGATACTGTTTTGCTACGCGAAGCATCCCGTCTGTCATCACGCATCTTGCTACGCCCTGCGTGACGTTGTTCGTTATCTTACCAGCATATAGCTTGGTCTGGTCGGGGCCGTAAACCCACTGCACCCGGCCCTTGTCATCCTTGATGGGCTTCAAGTCAGGATACAACAAGCTCATGCCGCTTGGCAAGACGATCTCCCCCTTCTTGAAGGTCAGGCACTTGTGCGTGTACTCCTTGCCGTTGTACAGGCTGCTCTCAATAAGCTGGCCAAACATCCCCCATAAGTCCACGACAGGGGCCGCAGTGGCGCGGTAGATGTCGATGATCTTCTTGGCCGCAAGGCAGTGCACCAGCAACTCTTGCGTGGTGCAGGTGTGGGGGATTTCCTCCAGCTTCTTGACGTTCTCATCCCAGTCTAGGAAGCGTTGTGCATATTCTCCGTCCACGCCCAGTGCTTTAGCAAACTCTTTCGAGTAGCGAACTGGGGGAGCCCCAAGGAACCCCGTAAGAAGCTGTGACGCGAACGATGACCAGCCCAGCCCATAGCCGCAGCCCAGTAACGCGCTCTTCGCAGATTGCCGCAGGTCAGGATGAGACTCTTTAGTAAGGCCGGGTATGTTGAACATCTGACTTCCGAATGCCGCGTAAGGGTCACCTCCAGCCCGGAAGATGTCGAGCATATCGTCGTAGTCAGCCAGCCACGCGAGTACTCGCGGCTCAATCTGCGAGAGGTCGCCGACAACGAGTTGGTAGCCATCGGGAGCCATAATCGCTTTACGTAAGAACGAACCGCGCTTGAGGTTTTGCATGTTGATGGCTGACCCCTTAGCTGCCGTCCATCGCCCAGTCTGAGCACCGTAGTACGAAAGCGGAACCGGGAGCGCACCACGCTGGCTGATGTCCAAGAACCGCTGTGCCCTTGTCCGTTCGGTTGTTGACTTGACCTTGAGCCGCGCTTCGCAAAGGAGCGCAACATCCTCATTCGAACCATTGAGGAGGGCTTGGAAGAGTGCATCGTTTTTTGCCAGGGCAAGCGTTTGTTTGCCTGTGGTCTTACTGATTTTTGTCGGGGGTGTAACGCCAAGGCCTGTAAGAATCTGCGCAAACTTAGGGTTTGACGCCAGCTCAGACTCATCGATGTTAAGACGTTGTAGGAGCGCTTCACGTATGTTTCCTTCCTCTGTTAATGCTTGTATCAACATCTGCTGGTCAAGCTGCAACACTGGGCGTGTGTACATCTTGAGCGTCATGTCAATGAGTTTGAGTTCTTTTGTGGGGTAGTCCCAGCCACCAAGCCCAAAGAAAATTTGTTCACACAGCCATGTGTCATGGCAGCAGTACTCAGCCAGCGTGACCTCCACATTCGCAGGCAATTCGTCCAGTATGTTCTCTGATGGCGACAGCCCGTCCCCCTTGGGCGGCAGGCCCAGGTCTTTGGCCAGCTTGGCCAAGCTGTTGCCCACCTCCACACCGCGCAGTGCCCGGCCCATAGACAGCGTGTCCATGATGAACGCTGGGTGTGCGTTGTAGTGCCACTCCATGATCGACACATCGAACCCTGCGTTTTGTGCCATGACCGCGGTGGTGCTCCAGTCGATTGACTTGAAGAACTCGGGCAAGTCCCTGCGTCTAACCCATACTGCGGGTGCTTCGCCGCCAAGCTCTTTCCAAGACACTCCCCACGCCTTGAAGCGGGGGTCGCGTATGTACTCCTCCATGGTCTGGCAAGAAAAGCCCAGCTTCACGCCGCGCCCCCAGGCAGTTTCAAAGTCCAGCACGATGGCGCGTTCAAATGGTTTACTCAATTCATGGCCTCTTTGGGTGGTGCTTCACGCATGTTGATGTAGTTAAAGAAGTTGTCCGCTGCCAGCAGCAGCGTGGCGGCATCCATCTCGTTGCAGTTGACTGTGACCACGCTGGCGCTCTCATCGCTCAAGTCGCCCAGCACAATGACAGCAGCGTGCTTGTCCTCGGCGTAGCACTGGAGCAGTGCGTACACCAGCGTTTTGAAGTGGTCTCTCTGGGCATCGGTCATGGATGCCACTCGGCGTTCTATGTCCTCTTGTGTTATTCGCATAGCAGTTCCTTTAAAGTTTGTTTTACCAATTCAATGTTCTCCTCGTTGATAACCAGTGCCGTCCCCCCGGCCTGCTGTATCTTGGCCAACTCCATGTCTTGCAGCGCGGTGGTCTTGCCCTTGCCCGCCTTGCACTCGATGGCGATGAACGTGCCAAAGTAACAGCAGATGATGTCTGGTATGCCAGCCCTGCCCATGCCGTTTTGCACAGGCGAGAAGTGGTACACCGCGTTGGCGTCAAGCAACTGCTTGACTTTCTTTTTTACAAGTGCTTCGGGGGTCATTGCCATTTTGTTTCCTGCGCTTTCTAAAAAAGTATTTGATGACCTGTAGGCTAACACCAAACCGCTCGGCAATCTCCCGCATGGATACGCCCTGCTTGTGTAGGCTCAACGCTCTACGCTCGTCAATCAATGTGGGCTTGCGCCCACTGCCCGGTCTTGCTCCACCTTTCATGTGTTCTTCTCCTTGTGTTCAACACACCCAAAATCTTTTCGTGTGTACAGCGCGGCAGAATAATCACTGCCATCTTGCGTGAATGCTTTTTGGTCTTTGTATTTTGGTGAAATGATTCGGTTGTAGCCGTTTTTGTCCCCGTCCCATTCAGACGCATCCCACCACAGCACAACCATCATGCACTCGCCCATACCCACCTTAAATTCATATTCATCTTTATTCCATCGCTCCCAATGTGAGCAGGTTTCGCAGGTTTTCATATCTTCTCCTCAATGTCTTTGACCAAAATGTCGAACCACTCATGCGTGGTCTTGCCTTTGCCCATGCCATCCAGCGGATTGATCGCAGGGCGCAGTTCCTTGATGAGTTGCAGGATTGTTTGAAGCCCGTCTTTAACCCCTTGGTCATAGCTTTCCATGAGCAGCTTGGTAAGTTCTTCTTTTGCGGTCATGTGTTCACCTCCTTCAATTGCCATGCCATTGATTCGCATTCGTTTACACAGAAGTCCAGCGTCTTCACGGTGTCGCCATCAAAGTTCAGCTTCCTCCCCAGCAAAACATTTTTGTATTCGTCGCTCATCAATTCGGGGTCACGGGCATCCCCAAGATGGGCGCAGTCATACCCAAACCACCAATCGCCATCCTCCATGCCAGCGTAGGTCAACCCGCCATGCACATCAAGGTCAACATCGTTGTAGGTCTTGCCATGCCATGGGTGATCCTTTGGCACGGACACATACCCACAGCGATGCCCCATGTCGGTGGCAATCACCTCGGCTTTGAACCCCGCTTTCGTTGTCCATTCTTTTTCTATTTTCATTTCTCACCTCGCAGTTCTTTCTGTTGAATGTCAAACCGTTCTTTCCACTTCTGGTACTTGAGCGCACAGGCTTCGCAGTCACACTCCCAGGTAAATTCATCGGGGTCAGCAATGCTGCCTTCCTTCTTGATTGGCGCTAGGCCAAAGCCAGACTTAAATTCGTTCATGCTTCTGTCTCCAGTGGTACATCACGCCATTCGCCACGATTGGGTGATGGCAAAGTGTTTCCGTCTTTGTCGGTTATGTGTACTGCCAGCACTATGTTTTTGTCCTCCCACCATTGCTGGAGGATGCGAACAGTTTTTCCAATGTTTTCGCCGTGTTCAGGTGCGGGCACTACGCGCTCAATAAAGCGCAGTTTTGGTGTTGGTGTCATGCTTTTTTCTCCAATTCCCACAATGGGATTCTTGCTTGGCACTCATCGGTAATCAGCCTTGCCAATTCCAATAAGCGGTGTTCATTGTTGAGATCGGGCCGGGTTGTTTCGTCCGAGCGTTCTGATATATACCCTCGAATGACTTCCACCAGTCTGTGGTCTGGCACAAGAGGAACATAGTTTTTCACGGGCGGTGTCATTCAGCCACCTCATAAGTCATCTCAAAAATGTCGGGCTTGCAAGGGTAGTGTTCGCCCTTCACGCCAGTGATGATGTAGTCACCGGGAGTTACCAACATCCAGCCTTCAAGAATGCGGATTTCGCCAATCGACCCTTTTGGAAGCCCCTGCCTCCTTTCCCATTCCAAATTCACAGAGGATGTGGGCTTGTGAACCAATGGATGATCACCCATCTTGAACCATTGGGTGGCCTCAATGACCACGGGCTTCTTTCTGTATTTCATGCTTCCCTCGCTTTCAGCATTGCGTCTGCTTGTTTGTATGCGGCGTGGGCCGTTTCTTCAAAGTCCATGTCATGCCGCCAGCCAGGGTCTGACAACAGTCCTTGCATAGCCTTGGCCGCAAAATAAACGCGCAGGGTCATGCCTGTCATGTCGGTGCGGTGTGGGTTGGGGAATGCTTGTTCGTTGTTCATTTCTTCATACTCCTTTTATGTAACTGTTTTGCAAGGTATTGCGCAAAATGCAGATCAACTTCTTCGTCCAGTAGTACGGGTTCACTGAACACTGTTCTTCTTGATTCCAATTTGTCTTCAAAAGTGGTTTTGTTTAAACCAAGTAAACGCATCTTTCTGGCCTCCTCAAAGCGCATGTATGAAATGCTCCACCCACTTGCATGCCCGTAGCAAAGCCAAGGTGACGTGTGCTCTCGGTGTTCATACCCTTTGATGACGTCTTTGACTTTATGAATGTCACTGATGTCGCCTTTGCCGCAAATGTCGCAGAACTTGCCTGTTGGTTTTCGTGCGTGTTGCTTGTACACAGCCTCAATCTCTTTTACCAAAGAAAGTATCTTTAATCGGACTTCGCCGTGTACATGGGGCCGCTCAGTTTGTTGCATGAAATCAAGCGCCTGTTTCAGCATTTTCTTTCCCAATAGGAATGCCGTTGGCCGTCAAAGCAAGAGGGACAAAGCGTAGGCCAGCTTTGTGGAAGGCGGCGGCTTCAATCTCCAGCTTCTTGGTGTTAATAATTTGAACGGCCAACTTAGCCACTGCCGATGCCCTGTGAGCATCGCTCAAACCATTTCGGAGTAAATCGAATTCATAGAACAAGGCATCACAAAGCCCCGCGCTTGTCTTTTCAGTAACTTTCAGTTGTGTCTCAGTCATCGCTTCATACTCCTTATAAATGCTGTAAAACTCTGCATCGTGTCACGGCCAAATGGCAAAGTGAACTTTGTCTCCAACTCCACAGCCACCTCTTCCAAAGTGTGATTGCGCTTGCGGTTGTTTGCATCATCAATGTCGGCAAAATCCTGCTCAATCTGGCGCATGATCTGGCGTTTGCGGTTGCCGCTGGTGTGTTCCCATTGGCCCTGCTTCAAGGCCAACTGCTCAAATGCTTCGTCTTCCGGGTCTTTCATGTTCTCTCCTACCACTTTGGATTTGTTACACGTTCTCTTGCCTGTTCCCATGTCCACTCAGGGCGCATCTTCATAGTCCACTGAATCCTTGCATGTAGCGCGTGAACGCTGTGTGCATGGCAAGCGCCTTTCCACCAGTTGTCCTCATCTCGTTTGCGTAGACCTGACTTGACATACAACCAATAGCAAAACTTTTTCCAAATCATGCTTTCTCCTTCAGCCAAGGCAGTTTTGTTTTGTCTACTCCAACACACGCCCAGTATTCATCTGGTGCGCCTCGGTCTATGTTGATTTCTTGCGCCTTTGTTGTGCCGTTAAACAGTGCGCGGAAAAATGGTGTTATATACGGCACTTTCCAAATCATCTATCCCCCCTCTCGTTTTCATCCATCCAGAACCACAAGCGCATCAGTGCTACCAGCACAAGGCCGCAGACAATGAACCCTATGCCGCCCAAAATAATCGTGGTCAGTACTGTTTCCATTCAACCTCCGAACAGTTTGTGCAACTCGGCGTACACATACCGCGCCTCGCCCACATCCAGGTCACGCAGTATGCACATCGCATCGTAGACAGCACGCGCTTCACGCACAGGCTTGGCCAGCACCTTATCCAGCGCTTCCTGGCCTTTGTCTGCACTCTGGGTAGGCTCGGGAGCCAGCGCGGCTATGCCTTGCGCCTTGGGCTTTGCGGGCTTTGATGCGGGCTTGTCGCGTGCTATGCCCAGCTTTTTGTTCATCTCTTTTCTCTTGGCCCCGCTAATCAGGGGCTTGTAGTAAACGCGTTTTGCTTCGAGGTTGCCTACCTCGTTGATGCTCACCATTTTGTTGCGCACCATCTGCGAAACAAGAGAGCCTATTGAAGCCTCCTTAAAACCCGCCGCCATAAACACCTTTCGTACATCGGCGCGTAAGCAGCCAGGGTTGTCTCTGATGTAGACGAAGATGTCTTTGGATAGGTTGCCCGTGAGGGTGAGTTTGCTGTTGCCGTTGATCTGAGTTTGTGTTTGCATGGGTTGTATCTGTGGTTGTGTTTGTGCTTGCATGGTCTGCTGCTCCTCTTTGTCCCATTCGTTGATGGTTGTTGTTAAAACTTGGTGCTTGATTGCAGTGGTGAGTGCGGTTTGTAAGTCGGGCATTTTTAGTCCTTGGCTAACAGAAAAAAGATGGCGGATAAAAGGGTGAATACGACAGCGACATAGATCAATGCGCTCTCGATGAAGTAGCACCAATCAGGGCGTATGCCAAGCAGTGCAGCCTGGATAAGCTCTTCGTCTCGCGTCATGGTGCTGGGCCTGCCGTTGTACAGCAGACCGATCTTTACTTTGCCCGTGTCGTAGGGCGGTGTGTGGTAGTGCATTTGTGCTTCTCCGTTTTTTGAAAATGTACCTCGCAATTAAACTTCTGTCAAGTGTTGGACAAGTTAGTGGGTGCTTCGGCCTTTGCCTTTGCATCGTCAATCATGTGCTTGGCGATCTCGTACCAGTTCACATCCGACAGAAATGCCAACGCGTAGTCCACAGCAATATTGCCTTCGCCCCCGCCTGCCTCGTAGATGTGCCCCTCCACATAATCTTGCAGCACATGGCGCAGTTGTTCAACAGGCAAGGATAGATCGAACAGTTCGGCTTTGTCCGCGTCATCGAATATCTCCAGGTTCACACGCCATGTGGCGTAGTTCGTCCAGCCGTTGTAGGTCTTGTCATTCATCTTTCATCTCCTCTAGTAAAGCCGCCTGATCTTCGGGATAAAGATCATCGAACGGCACGAAATGGTTCTCTTGGCAACAAGAGAAGCTGTCCCCCTTGGGGGTCAAGCAGTACACGCAATAAAGTTCTTCAAACATGAATGTTCCTTTGTTTATAGTAGTCCCCCCGGGGAGGGGGGATGACACCCGTCAAGCCTCTGCGTACAGGGCATCGAACGCATTGAGCAAGGCCGTGTCGGGGTCGTATGCTTTGGCCATGCGGTCTATCTCGTCCACCAAGTCCTTGGTCACACGCCGCTTGTCGAGGAACCGCAAGGCCAAGTCAACATCCTCGGGGTACGCCGCCTCGGCGATCAGGTCAAGCAGGTACTCAGGGTACCCAGCACGCGCCTCCTCGATGGCCTCACTGAAGCTGTCAGCCACCATGTCAGCGTAGTCGTACTTGTCCATCTCCTTGTCGTACTGGGTCCACCAGCCCTTGCTCCAGCCTGTGTCGTGGATGTCCTTGAGGTCAGGCACAGTGGGGTCACGCTCAGAGGGCAGGCCGTCCCAGTCGATCAACGCGCAACGCTGGGCCAACAGGTTGAAGTGAAACACATCAAGCTCCTCGCGGTCGCTGTGCTCGAAGTCATAGCCCACGCTGATGTTGGTGCACTCGGGGATGATGTCGGTGAACTCGGCAGTGTCGGTATACACCCCGGTGTCGTCAGGCATGTACATCAAGCGCTCATCGACATTGAGCGCATCAGCCAGGGCAAGGCCGAACACATCCGAACAGCAGCGACCCCAGCCTTGGTGCGTGATGACGCTATCCACGCCCCTGCGGTCGAACGCAATGGCACGCTGGAACTGACTGAGTAGGTTTGCGTATGTTTTGGATATGTGCTTGGCACCGATACCCCCACGCTCCTCGCCTTGCGTGAAGATGTAATACCCAGGCACACCGCTGTGCATCAGGTGCATGAGCATCGCACAACCCGCACCATCATCCGCGCCAAGCTGAGAGCCATCCGCGTACCACTTGTACTGTGTCTTGCGGAACTTGTTGGCTCCCTCGTCCTTGTGCACAGTGTCCACATGGGCCACGAACAGCGTGCGGTGGTCGTCACTACTACGCATATCAATGTGCACATTGCCAGCAGCATCGGTGAACACCTCGGCCAAGTCAGGCAGGCGAGAGACCAGCCACTGCGTGAAGCCCGCCACAGTCGCGCCACCATGCGGACGCTTGAGCGACAACGCACGGGCCAGGGTCTTATACAGAATTGATTTCTTGTTCATACTCATTCTCCTTCTTCTTCGGTTTCTTGCTCGGGTGCATAGTCGGGATGATAGGTCTCGCCATCCACAACCACAGGGTCAACATCATCGCTCAGGTACCAGTCGGCAGACCCGGCGCACAGCCACGCCTCCTCGGCCAGGGCGTACTCGCCGTCCTCCAACTTCACGCAGTTGTTGAGCAGTTGGTAGTCGCCGTTGTGGTCACAGACAATGTTCTCGTCCTCGATGTGGAACCACTCGCCGTCAATCTCCACAGCGTTGTCGGTGTGCTCGTAGTCGCCGTTCTCAAGCAACACGATGTCGTTGTCGTCGAGATAGTCCTCGTCATAGTGCTGGTCTTGCGACTCGACATACACCACAAAGTCATTGCCGATGTACGCCTGATGCCTGCGCCTGCTGTACGCATATGTGTAGTGGTGGTTGCAACAACTCTGGCACACCATCGTCTCCTCGTGTGGGCCGACCCAGTACCCATCGCCATCGTCCACGCGGTCGCCGCAGTCCTCGCATGGTGTGCCTCGGTTCTCACTGGCTGTGCCGCCTGTGTTGTCGCACTGATACTCGGCATCGCTGTCATCCGTGATGACCAAGTAGTCGCCCTTCTTGGTAGCGTACTTGTCCTCGCCGTCAATGAAGGGTGCCAGTGTGTCGCCGCATCGTGTCTCGTAGTGCATGATCTTCAAGCCACCCCATGTGCACTCCTTGTCGTACCCCTGCTGCTCAAGCCACGCTTCAAGCGTCTCGTCAGTGGGTGAGCCACCTCCATTCGGGTTGTACTTGTAAGAGCGCACATAGGTCTTGCCACAGCACAGCGCACGACCCACAGTCTTGCCGAACTCCAAGCGCACGGCCATGTGCCAGCCAAGGCTCGGGTCATACACCTCATAGGCATGGCGCAACACGCCATCGACACAGTGGTAGTCCCTGTCGCCAGTCATACAAGATGACGGCCCACGCTTCAAGTGGTGCAGCATCTCAGCCATGGTGTGCACGAACCTGCACTCGCCATTGGAGCCATACAGCGCGGCCAAGTCACGCATCTTGTGGTCGGGCATATCGCTGAAGTGCCTGAACAGATACTTGCCGATGGTCGTGACAGTCTGTCTGTCGGCCTCGCCTGCACGCTCGTCTCGTGTGTATGCCAAGCGGGATGGGTCACCCTCGGATATGTGCGGCCACTCAAGCAACAACTGATGCCAGTCATCAGGGCGGCACACATCGAGCGCGGCCTCAACAACAGGGTGCAGTTTGTACTTGCGGGTCTCACGCCTGAACCATGCGCGGTGGCAGTACACAACATCAGCGGCCATCATGAATGTGCTAAACAATAATTTCATTTTGCTTCTCCAGTTTTTACTAATTGAAAGCGCGGTGTGAGAGGGCACACCGCTAACCCATACTCGTGTTTATTCCAGTTCCTTTTCGATTTCATTCAAGATGCACATGGCAATCTCCTTGTCGTCCCTCGACAGTGCAACCTGCGCTTGGATAACCAAGTCGAGCAGTCGTTCGCGTTCAGCGTCAGCCAGTGCAGAGCGTGTGTCCTCTGTGTCGAGTCGGTCTAGATGCCTGTCGAGCAGGGCATCGTGGTATGCGTCAAGTCCGTTCATTTCAACTCCTCTGGTATCTCTACCTCATGGTTCCACTTAGCCGCCACATAGCACCGCATAGCGGCGATTAATGGTGTGGGGCCGACCGACTCACGACCGCCAACATGGGCATTCCATTCGGAGCCGCCGTACAGATAGAGGGCAATCCCCTCACGCTCAATGATGGGGCCACCTTGTTGCCAATAGGTTGCATAGCATTCTGTTGGAATCCAAAGGTATCCTTTAGGAATAGATATTTCGTTGCCTTCACACTTTGCCACCGCCCAATCAAGGGCGGCTCCTGTTAATTCACTTGTCTTGATCTTCATTTCGTTTCCTTCCATTCAAGAGTTATGTTGCTCGGTGAGTAGTTGCCAAAGTCATAGTTGGTCATGACCAGCGTCTCGATGGCGTACTTGTCCCCTGTCTGTGCCCACATACCCAGCGGTACATAGCCATTGATGTGGCGTGACAGGTCGCTGAAGTAAATGCGCGGGTCGTTCGTTAGGGTTTCCTTGTGTACCTCGGCCACCATGCGTTGGCCGTGCTCGTCGTACTGTCTGCCTGTGTTCCATTGATGTTTCATCTCACTTCTCCTTTGGTTCAAAAAAGCCAAGCCACTGTGTGCCCTCGACTTGGGGTTGGTACATCTTGATGTCGTAGCTGGCGGTGTGATCCAGCGGCACGAGGAACAGGTTGTAGGGATACCCGTCCTTGTCCATGAGTCTCAACAACTGGCGCAGGTCGCGCTTGTCGTTGGTCGTTGCCCACTGCGATACGCTGGATGCGTAGAAGTGTTGTTGTGGTTCTCTCATTTGCTTTCTCCTTCGTTTGTAAACATTCCTCTTGTGTACGGGCGGTCGCATGCGTTCTCGTAGTCTTCCCTGATGCTTATGATTTGTGCTCTGCGGTACTTGCGGTAGTACTCACTGAACAGGCTGTCGAACGCACGCACTAGCGTCTCCATGTTGGTGCTGTCTGCCACATAGAACGCTTGTGCTATGTGCTTGGCGAAGCTGCCGCCTTCCTTCTCCATCTGTTGCGCTGCCTTGTGCAGCATGGCGTAGTCCAGGTCTATTGCACTCATTTGCTTTCTCCTTCGGTTGTGTCTTCTTCCTCTACCTCGATGCGGATGAACCGCGCACCCTCGAATATCTCAATGATTTCGTAATCAATCTCTGCTTTGTTCAGCAGTTCGTACAGTTCCATTGCAGTCATGCTTGCTCTCCTTTGGTTATCTGCTCACTCGTTGGGTCGTTCAGCGCCCACCACTCAAGGTGGCCATACTTGGCGTTGCGCTTGGCTATGTCGTACAGCACCACATCTGCATGGGGTGACTTGAACTTGACTATCTGCCCCTCGAACTGGGGTTTGGTTGGGGCGTTTGTGCCTTGGTTCATTTGCTTTCTCCTTCCAACAGTTGAATCGCTTCCTCAATGGCGGCGATGCCATCGGCTGGGTTGCCTTTGGTCAGGTCATACAGTGCGGCGTTGAGGATTTCCCACACCACTTGGGCAGTTGTTGCTTTGACTTCGTTCATTTGCTTTCTCCTTTGGTTTAAATTGACTCGACATACATGAAGTGCTCGGCTTGGTCTTCGTACCCTTGCACGAACGCACAGACACAGGCGTGCTTCCACACCCAGCGTGCTATGTCGCCCGTGTCCCAGTCTCGGGATGTCCCGCCGCCATACCCCATGTGGCGGGCTACCTTGCGCATGGCCCCTCGCTCGGTGTTGGCGTGTACTTTGAACCGCTTGACCCACGAGTAGTTGGCTTCGCCTCCGTAGGTGTCGGTAACTTCCACAAAATAAATGTTGTGCATCTTCATTTCTCTTCTCCTTATGCTTGCTCAGTTACAACTCTGCCGTTTTCGTTCAACGACAGCACATAGTCGGGATACTCCACGACCTCGGCACGAGTGGGCGCAATGTGAATCGAAGCGTCAATGGCCTGCCCATAAAACGCCAACTCTTTGGCCACACATTTGTATGCGTTAATCGCATCGCTCTTTTTAGAAAAGCGCTGGGCTTCCTCAAGTGTGTCGGTGCCGATACGCAAATACCAATAGTTCTTCATCTCACTTCTCCTTAAAGTACCGCCTGAGTCGGCAGGCGGCAGACCGGAAACTTGCAGACACCGTGTCTGCAAGTTTTATTCCTCATCCTTCTGGTGGGCCAGCCCATGCCATGTGTTGGGCAGGGCTTGGGGTTCTTTCATATCTTTGAGCACGGCCAGCACCCGCATCATCTGTTTTATTCTTTTGAATGAGTTACCGTCGTTCGGGTCATCGGCCAAGCGCTTGCGCTCGTTGTCCAGGTCGCTGGTTGTGCGTTTGACAAGTTGGGCGTGTTGCTTCTCGAAGATGGGCTTGGGTACTGTGCGGGCAAAGGGGTGCTTGTTCTTGCGCCCTGTTCGGGGGAGTGCGGCAAAGACTGCGGTCAGGTTGCGCTTGTGGGATTCCTTCACCCAGTCAGACCAGTGCACCCCCACATTGGGCAGGTTGTGTTCCTTTGCATACTGCGCTGGCGTGTATTCCCCCAAGGTAATGTGCGCTTCGAGTTGCTCGATTACCTTATCCAGTACCACCAGATACAAACCCAATGCTTCAAGGCGAGGGGTCGGTTCGGGCAAGCGGGCTTGGTAATCGTGCATCACGCGCACATTTCGGCGCTCGTATTTAGCGGTGTTGATGATGGGTTTCCACAAGCGGGCGTGTGCTGCCTTCTTGTTGCGTTGACTGCGGGCCAGTTTCTTCTTCTGCATTACTGCGTTAAATAGCGTGCCTTGCAGGTACGGCACCCCTTTGGTCAGGCGGTTGGCTTCGGCCAACAACAGGCGCGGGGGTAGTCGCACAAGGCGGGTGTTTTTGTTTTCAAACATGGCTGTGGGCCTTTCGTGTGTGAGTGGGGCTTGAAGTATACGCTATTTATCATGTTTTTGTAAGGTGCTATCCGGAAGTATCACCTATTAAACAAAATGGACACGAGCAAAGACAGCGAAAAAGCCAATGCCATCAAGGGTTTAGCCCATTTGGTGGCAAGGTATCTGTTGTTTTTGGTATTCGCAAAAAGCAAAGCCCGCAAAAACAAAAGACAAAGGCTGGAAGCGGGGGCAAACCCATACATACCCACTCCCCTATATATAAATATAAATAAAAATATAGATATATAGCCACCGGGAAGGCGGACGCTAGTATCCATGCGGGTTTGGAGGTGTCTGTGCTCGTGTCCAAGTTGTTAAATAGGTGATACGAACTTTTTAGTATTACTTTTTGCTATTTAACAGAAACTTGCAGACATTGCGTCTGCAAGTTGCTCTCACAGCAGGGGAAGTTGCACTGGTTGGCAGTTGACCTCAAGCCAGGACTCGAAGGCGGCGTCTGACGCAAAGGACATAGAGCGCAGGGTGTCTCGGTTCTGCACAGTGGTGATGCGGAAGTCCCGCTTGGGATATTGGGGGAAGTAGTCTTGAATGAGCCAGCGACCAGTGGGCAGGGTGAGGGTGCCACGATCTTTGAGCAGGGGGAAGTGGGTTGAACGCATGGTGAATCTCCTGAGTTGAATGGGTTGGGTTAAAGGTCGGCGAACGCCTGGGCAATGGCGGTGGTTTCGCTCAGAGGGGGCAGGTCATCGAGGTCGCAGTCCCCAAAGAACAAATCCCAGTAGAAATCGAAGGGGGTTTTGGGACGCATCTGTTCGATGATCCAGTCGTGCTTGGTCATGGTGAAACTCCTAGGGTTATGCAAAGTTTGCATGGTTTGACAGGAAAAGAAACAGCGGCACACCCTCTCGGGCAAGCCGCTGGGAAAAACTCGCAGACAAACTGTCTGTCAGTCAGCTTTGAGTTGAAGGGTAGTGAAGCGGCGCTTCTCAGCGGCAGACAGGGCTTGCCACTGCTCGAACAGCTTGGACACCTTGTCGGCCTTGCCACTGGCCTTGATGGGCTTGCGCTCGGCTTGCACATCGTCAAAGATTTTGCTCAGAATCCGAGTGACTTGTCGCTCGTACTTGTTGCCGTTGCCAAAGGTCACGCCACGCTGTCCCTCGTAGATCAAGGCCATCGCACCCTTGCGAACCTCGGCGATGTAGAACACCACGAATGGCCGAGCCGTGGTCTTGTCCGCAATGCCCAGCTCAATGAGCTTGGCCGCAAGGGTCACAGACATACTGTCTGCGAGTGTGAGCGTGGGTTTCACGGCTTGATACTGGGCATCGGTGATGCCGAGTGCAGTGCGAAGTGAGAGAGCGTTGAATGATTGTTTCATGGTGAATACTCCAATGAGGATGCCCCGCAGAGTGGCGGGGCTACACAGCGGTTGAGTTCCCCCAACCGATGCCTCTATTTTACCACGAGGGGTAGAACGATAGCTCTCAGAGCAGGGCGAAGCGGCCCAATAACTGAAACCTTTAGACCCCACCCTACCCCCACCAACCCTTATAGGCAGCACAGCCCCGCCCATGTATGAACACTGTTCCCCAGCCATAATCCCAATTTCCTGTAATCCTTTTCACTACCCCCATAAATTTTTTAAAAAATTCCACAAAACACTTGTCCAACGATTGACAGGTGGTATACTGCGCTGGTCGGAGGTCTGTAACTATTCGTAGTGGAGTAGGCCAAGCCCGTGGGACTCGGGACCAAGTATCTGGGGGAAGGCGACCCGGAGCCATCACGCATGGGGATTGAGACAAATCGAGAGATTGCCGGAACGGAAACTGGCTTGTCAGTCCCCAGCCGTGTTGGTGACCAATAGAGAGGCTTGGTTTAAATGAGGAGCCGTGTAGGCACACGCAAGTGGAAAAGGGGAACTACCAGCCAACACCCCCCAAAACGAAAAAGTCCCCTGACCGTTGCCAGTCAGGGGATGAAGAGGGGGGATAATCACAAACCCCCGGAGGAGAAGCAAATGAGCATTTTTGCTGATTGGCCGTAGGCCAACTGGCAACTGCTTGCACATCTACCGGGATTGAGTGTACATTAGCCCCATCGCAGGTTCAAGGGCTTATGCGCGTATGCTGGATCACTTAATAGATTTTCATCCCCCCGTAGATTCCTACGAACGCAAAGCCGTGCGTGGGCTGGATGCGGCGTCTCCTGAAGAAATCCTGAACGCCCAGGTCAAGACCACCGAGTGGCTGGAGAGCATGGGGGTTGACAGCGACCAGAAAGTACTCGAGCAAGCACAGGCCAACGCCGCACGCAAAGTGTTCTCCGCGCTGGCCACCGCACAACCTGTTGCGGAAACGAAACACCAACTCACCCAACTCAAGACGCCAGAGGCGGTACGCCATCTGGTCACCATGCTCTCGGCCTACGACTGGGAGTTTGTCGAGCAAGCCAAGGAGCTGCGCGGCATGGCTGTGGCCAAGATACTGGAGGAGACAAACCACCCCGACGCTCGGATCAGGCTCAAGGCGCTGGATATGCTCGGGCGGGTCACAGAGATCGGGCTGTTCACTGAACGCATCGAGGTCAAGCGTGCTGACCTGTCTGACACCGAGATCGACCAGAAGATCAAGGACAAGCTCAACAGGTTCATGGGCGTTACCGACGCATCCGTAATCGAGGACATAGAAGTTAGCGCTCACACACAAGAAGAATCCACCACAACTGCGGCTGATGAAGCTCAACGACCTGACGCTCTCTCCAACTGAGGTTGCCGCCATCCAAAAGGCGCTCCCGACTCTTTCTCTCAAGGAGAAGATGGAGCTTTTTGACATGCTCGAAGAGCGTGAGAAGCGCTACGGGGTGGCCGCAGCCCGCCAGGATATGATTTCCTTTGCCAAACGGGTCTATCCAGGGTTTAAAGTGGGTCCGCACCACAGGAAACTGGCCAAAATCTTCACCGATGTGATCGAGGGGCGCAAAAACCGGGTCATCATCAACATCGCCCCCCGTATGGGCAAGTCAGAATTCAGCTCTTATCTGTTTCCAGCCTTCTTTCTAGGTAATTACCCTAATAAGAAGATCATCATGGGGACGCACACCGCGTCTTTGTCAGAAGACTTTGGCCGCAAGGTCCGCAATTTGATCGCAAGCGAGGACTACCGTGAGCTTTTCCCCCGAACTGTTGTTGCCGATGACCAAAAAGCTGCTGGAAAGTGGGGTACTGGCGCTGGGGGTCAGTATTACGCTGCTGGTGTCGGCGGTGCTCTGGCTGGCCGTGGTGCCGATCTGTTCGTTATTGATGATCCTCACTCGGAACAAGACGTAAAAGCCAACAGTCGTCTAGCGTTTGACACGGCGTGGAGTTGGTTCCAGACTGGCCCACTCCAGCGATTGATGCCAGGGGGCGGAATCATTGTGGTGATGACCCGCTGGGGCAAACTGGACCTGACCGGGCGGCTGATCGACTACCAGACCAAAAACCCCGAAGCGCCGCCCTGGGAGATCGTGGAGCTACCCGCCATACTGAACGAAGGTACGGACGACGAGAAGTCCCTGTGGCCAGAGCAGTGGCCCCTGGCTGCGTTGAAGTCGGCCAAAGCGTCGATCGACCCCCAGTATTGGAACGCGCAGTACATGCAGCAGCCCACCAGCGACAACGCGGCCATCATCTCCAGAAAAAATTGGCGCATCTGGGAGGGCGAAGAGCCACCCGCCTGTGAGTACATCATCCAGTCCTGGGACACGGCGTTTGAAGCCAAGACCAGCGCGGACTATTCGGCGTGCACAACCTGGGGGGTGTTCTACAACGAGGAAGAGCACGATGCCGCGCAGGTCATACTGCTGGATGCGTTCAAAGACAGGATGCAGTTCCCCGAGCTGAAGGCCACGGCGCTTAAGCACTACAACGAGTGGGAGCCAGACGCGTTTATCGTGGAGAAGAAGGCCGCAGGAGCGCCGTTGATACAAGAGCTGCGCAGGATGGGCATACCTGTGCAAGAGACCAATCCCTCCAGGGGCAATGACAAAGTTGTGCGTCTGAACGCCGTTGCAGACTTGTTTAGTTCAGGTACAGTCTGGGCACCAGACACACGCTGGGCCAGGGAGGTCATCGAGGAGGTGGCGTCCTTCCCCAACGGTGAGAATGACGACTACGTGGACACGACCTCCCAAGCGTTGCTGCGGTTTCGCCAAGGCGGGTTCATCAGTTTGGACACCGACGAGAAAGACGACCCCATCTACTTCCGCCGCAAGGCGGCGTATTACTAAGGACAGACATGGCAACCAATATCGACAAAGCGCTTTACCAACAGCCCCAGGGCATCGACGAACTGGGAGAGCAAGAGGAGCCGCTGGAGATCGAGATCATCGACCCCGAGGAAGTCAATATCCACGCCGGGGACTTGGAGTTGTCCATCCGCCCAGGCGACGAAGAAGACGACACATTCAATGAGAACTTGGCCGAGGAGATGGACCAGTCTGCCTTGGAGACCCTGGCCGGGGACTTGTCAGGGGACATTGAGAATGACAAGAACTCCCGCAAGGACTGGGAGAAAGCCTACACAGAGGGGTTAAAGCTGCTGGGCCTCCAGTACGAGGAGCGCACAGAACCGTGGAACGGCGCGTCTGGCGTGTTCCACCCGATGATTACCGAAGCCGTTGTGCGCTTCCAGTCTGAGACGATCACGGAGACCTTCCCCGCGCAAGGCCCGGTACGTACCAAAATTCTGGGCAAGCAGACCCCGCAGAAACAAGAAGCCGCTGTTCGCGTTGAGTTTGACATGAACTACGAGCTGACAGAGGTGATGCGTGAGTTCAGACCAGAACATGAGCGCATGCTGTGGAGCCTGCCAGCCACTGGCAGCGCGTTCAAAAAGGTGTACTACGACCCAAGCCTGGGCCGTCAGGTGTCGATGTTCATTCCCGCAGAAGACATCATCCTGCCCTACGGGGCCACGGACTTGGACACCTGCTACCGCGTCACCCATGTGATGCGCAAGACCAAGAATGAGATTGTGAAGCTCCAGAAAGCTGGGTTCTACCGCGACGTTGAGTTGCCCGATCCATCCAGGGAGCAGACCAACATCCAGAAGGCCAAGGACAAGGAGACCGGGTTCAGCGACCTGAACGACGAGCGCTACATTATTTTTGAGTGCCACGTTGACCTGGACTTGGATGGTTACCAAGACAAAGACGGTGACGGAGAAGAGACGGGTATTGCGCTGCCATACGTAGTTACCCTTATAAAAGGGACCAACGATGTGTTGGCCATCCGCCGCAACTGGAAGCAAGACGATGAACTCCGACTCAAGCGACAACACTTTGTCCACTACCAATACATCCCAGGCTTTGGGGCTTACGGCTTTGGCCTCTTCCACCTCATCGGCGGGTTTGCCAAGTCAGCCACCAGCATCATGCGTCAGCTTGTCGATGCAGGAACGCTGTCGAACCTCCCAGGAGGTCTCAAATCTCGTGGACTTCGCATTAAGGGTGACGACACACCGATTCAACCCGGCGAGTTCAGGGACGTAGACATTGGCTCCGGGGCACTGCGCGACAACATCCTGCCCCTGCCGTACAAAGAGCCAAGCGGCGTTCTGTACCAGTTGCTGGGCACCATCGTGGAGGAAGGCAGACGCTTTGCCGCCACGGCGGACATGAAGGTCTCGGACATGAGCGCACAAGCGCCCGTGGGCACCACGCTGGCCCTGCTGGAGCGTCAGTTGAAGGTGATGTCGGCGGTCCAGGCCCGGTTGCACTACAGCTTCAAGCAAGAACTACAACTGCTGGCCGGGTTGATTCGGGACTACACAGACCCCGAGTACGACTACGACCCAGACAAGTCCACACGACGCGCCAAGCAAGAGGACTACAACCACGTTGACATCATCCCGGTGAGTGACCCCAACGCGGCCACCATGAGCCAGCGGGTTGTGCAGTACCAAGCCGTGATCCAGATGGCACAGATGGCCCCGGACATCTACGACTTGCCCCAGTTGCACCGCCAGATGCTGGAGGTGCTGGGTATCAAGGACGCAGACAAGCTCGTGCCCCTGCCTGATGACCAGAAGCCCAAAGACCCCGTGTCTGAGAACATGGCCGCGCTCAAGATGGAGCCGCTCAAAGCGTTCTTCTACCAAGACCACGAGTCCCACATCAAGGTGCACATGATGGCCATGCAAGACCCCATCGTCATGCAGTTGATCGGCCAAAACCCCAAGGCACCGCAGATTCAAGCAGCCATGATGGCGCACGTTGCCGAGCACGTAGGCTTTGCGTACCGCCAAAAAATTGAGCAGCAGCTTGGTATGCCACTGCCCCCAGCAGACGAGAAGCTGCCCCCGCAGATCGAGGTGGCGCTGTCAGGGATGATGGCCCAGGCGGCACAGCAAGTGCTCCAGCAAAACCAACAGCAAGCCGCACAGCAGCAGGCTCAGCAGCAAGCCCAAGACCCAGTGTTGAAGATGCAGCAGCAAGAGTTGCAGATTCGTCAACAAGAAGTGCAGATCAAGGACAAGGAAGTTACTGGCAAGCTGGCCATCGAAGAGAAGAAACTGAAAATCGACGCCATGGCAAAGGTGGGCAAGTACCGAATGGACAAAGAAGATCAGGCACTCAAAGCGGCAGAAAACGCAGGCAAGTTTGAAATGTCCAAGAAAGAACAACAGTTCAACAACCAGCAAAAACTGGGAGATGCCCTGCTGCGGGTTGACGAACAGTTGGCTAAGCGCAGAGAAAACCAACCACGAAAGGAAAACCCTAAAGAATGATTCAAGATTTCGCACGCGTATTGCGCGAACAAATACGCACCGACATGAACAACTACGCAGATGACTGCGCTGGTGGTGCGTGTCGCAATTTTGACGAGTACCAAAAACTTTGCGGAACCATTCAGGGTCTGGCTATCGCAGAGCGTTACATCATCGACCTTGCAGAGAAAGTTGAAAAAGCCAATGAGTGAACTCGCACTTGAACCGGGGCAATTTGCCCTGCCTGAAGCAATCCAACCCGTCGATGCCCCGGCAGAAGACGCAAACAACGATGAGAAAGCAACCATGCTGCCAGAGCCAACAGGCTGGAAGCTGCTGTGTGCGGTGCCCGACATATCTGAAAAGATTGATGGCACTGAGCTTGATCTGGTGAAAGCGTCCTCCGTCATGCGCCAAGAAGAACACGCCACAACTGTTCTGTTTGTGCTCAAGGTCGGCCCTGACGCATACAAAGACACTACCAAGTTCCCCGCAGGCGCGTGGTGCAAGGCAGGTGACTTTGTGCTGGTACGTACCTACTCGGGTACGCGCTTCAAAATTTTCGGTAAAGAGTTTCGCTTGATTAACGACGATCAAGTCGATGCTGTTGTGCAAGACCCTCGCGGGTTAACCCGCGCTTGATGGAGTAGATATGGCTGAACAATACAAGTTCCCAGACGAACTGGATGACGAAAAGACCTCCCAGGTCAATGTGTCCGTGGAGGACGACGGCGACGTAGAAGTCGAAGTCGTTGACGATACCCCCATCCAAGACAGAGGCCGCAAGCCCCTGGACCGGGAGGTGGAAGACCCCACGGACGACGAAATCGAGAACTACTCCGATAAAGTCAAAGGGCGCATCAAGGAGTTGACCCACGCACGCCACGACGAGCGCCGGGCCAAAGAAGCCACCATGCGCGAGAAGCAAGAACTCGAGCGTCTCGCACAGCAGCTCATCAACGAGAACAAGCAGTTAAAACAGTATGTTTCAACTGGGTCAGAACAGTACGGCACCATGGCCAAAACAGCGGCGGAAGCCGAGCTGGAGAAAGCCCGCCGCCAGTACAAGGATGCCCAGGAAGCGTTTGACACTGACGCCATAATTGCAGCGCAGGAAGCACTTACTGACGCCAAGTGGAAGTTGGAGCAAGCGAAAAGTTTTCGCCCACCCCCTTTACAAACCGAAGAATATGATGTACAAACGCGGAAAAGCGAACCTGAACAGGCTCAACCGGACGAAAAAACTCTGCGCTGGCAGGCAAAAAACCAGTGGTTCGGTTCCAACGGGTTCGAAGAAGTCACCAGCTTTGCACTAGGGCTGCATCAAAAACTAGTCAACAACGGGGTCGATCCCCGCACTGATGAATATTTCGAGCAAATCGATGCTCGCGTGAAGTCCAAGTTCCCCGAAGTTTTCGGTGATACAGAAGACAAGCCAAGGTCGGGTGATTCCCCAAGACGACCTGCTGCCGTTGCAGCCCCCGCGACCCGTTCGTCGGGTGCCAAGAAAGTCCAACTCACTCAGACCCAGGTCGCACTGGCAAAGAAATTTGGATTAACCCCGCAGCAGTATGCTGCTCAAGTAGCAAAATTGGAGAGTCAAAATGGCTGAAAACCGTACCCCCCGTGACCTCGTGTCACGCGACAAGCAAACCCGTTATGTGTATACGCCTTCCTCGGCACTGCCTGATCCGACCCCGGAGCCAGGATATGTTTACCGCTGGGTGGCCACCCACGTACTAGGGCAAGCTGAACCCACCAACGTGTCTCGAAAGATGCGCGACGGCTGGGAGCCTGTCAAGGCAGAAGATCATCCAGAATTGATGATTGAAGGTAATGCAAAGACCGGGAACGTCGAAATTGGCGGACTCATGCTTTGCAAGATGGTGGCGGAACGAGCACGCGCTCGGGACGAGTACTACGACCGACAAGCACAAAACCAGATGGAATCGGTGGACAACCACTTCATGCGAAACAATGATCCTCGTATGCCTTTGTTTGCGGACCGCAAGTCCACAGTCAGCGGCGGCAGGGGGTTTGGTTCAGGTTCTAAGTAAACAAGGAGTCCTTAAATGGCATCAGTAGCATCCCCTTACGGGCTAAAACCCGTGAATGAGCTGGGCGGCACACCATATGCAGGTGCAACCCGTTCGTATCTCATCGACCCCGCAGGCACTGCCGCAAACATTTACAACGGTTCGCCCGTGTACGTGAATGCGTCTGGCTATCTGGCTGTGGCCACCGCAACTGGCGCAGATGCGACCACCAACGGCTTTCCTGTCGGTACCGCTAACACGGGCATCGTAGGTGTGTTTGTTGGCTGTTCTTACATCAACGCACAAGGCCAAGTGATCTACGCTCAGTACTACCCCACGGGTACCACTGGCGTGATTAACGCTTACGTTGTGGATGATCCCGGTGTTGTGTTCCAAGTTCAGTCTGCTGGCTCTGTCACGCAAGCTGCCGTGGGCGCAAACGTGTTTTTCTCAACTGGCGCTGTGGCAACTGGCAGCACATCCACTGGTAACTCTACGGCTTCTGTCGTAGCAGGTTCCTCGGCTGTGACCACCACCGCAGCATTCCGTGTTGTTGGGTTCGTTAATATGCAAGGTTTCTCGGTTGTGGGCGACGCTTACACCGACATCCTGGTCAAGATCAACCCCGGCTATCACACATTTACCAACGCAGTTGGTCTGTAAGGAGTAACTCAAAATGGCAATTTCACGCGCACAACTACTTAAAGAGTTGCTCCCTGGTCTGAACGCTTTGTTCGGTTTGGAATACGCTCGCTACGGCGAAGAGCACAAAGAAATCTACGAAACTGAGAAATCAGAGCGTAGCTTCGAAGAAGAGACCAAGCTTGCTGGTTTCGGTGCTGCTCCTGTCAAGAACGAGGGCTCCGCCATCGCGTATGACAACGCACAAGAAGCGTTCACCGCCCGTTACAACCACGAAACCATCGCCCTGGGCTTCTCGATCACCGAGGAAGCTGTGGAAGATAACTTGTATGACTCACTGTCTGCTCGTTACACCAAAGCCCTGGCCCGTGCGATGTCCTACACCAAGCAAGTTAAAGCCGCCTCCGTTATCAACAACGGTTTCAACGGTTCGTACTTGGGTGGTGACGGCGTGACCTTGTTCGGTAACAACAGCTCCAGCACTCGTGTTGGCCACCCCTTGGTTAATGGCGCTGTTAACTTCAACAGCCCCACCACTGGCGTGGACTTGAACGAGACCTCCTTGGAAAATGCCGTGATTCAAATCGCTGCATGGACCGATGAGCGCGGTCTGTTGATTGCCGCCAAGCCCCGCAAGATGGTCATCCCCCCAGCACTGATGTTCGTTGCCAAGCGTTTGCTTGACACTGAGCTGCGTGTCTCTACTGCTGATAACGACATCAACGCGTTGAAGCAGATGGGTGCGATTCCTGAAGGCTACTGCGTCAACCACTTCTTGACCGATTCGAATGGCTGGTATTTGATTACCGACGTTCCCAACGGTATGAAGCATTTCGAGCGTATGCCCCTGGCTAACTCGATGGACGGTGACTTTGATACCGGCAACGTCCGTTACAAGGCTCGTGAGCGTTACAGCTTCGGCTGGTCTGATCCCCTCGGCATGTGGGGTTCCGCAGGCGCTTAATGTGTCTATGAAAAAGGGGCCTTGTGCCCCTTTTTCTTTTGGTGTATATTGCACCCATTCCGGGCTTCCCGGTGTATCTGACAGTCCCGGCTGACGACATGCAGACAGATACGCCCCACTTGCATGTAAGGAAACAATCATGGCAAATACCACATTCAACGGCCCAGTTCGTTCCCAGAATGGCTTTCAGTCCATCTCTGTTGATTCCACCACCGGCGCAGTAACTGTTGACGCAACCTTTGGCACTGCCACCTCGGTGGCCAGCGTTACGGTCTCTTCTTTTGTTGATCTGCCTGCTATCCTGACCGCCGCTTTGCCTACCGCAGCCGCTGCCAATGCTGGCCAAGTTCGCTTGATTAGCGACAACGGCGCGGGCAACAACGAGTACTGCCTTGTAATTTCTACTGGTTCTGCCTGGGTTACCGCTGTTGGCGCTGCTCTGAGCTAATCAACCCAACGGGGCTTCGGCCCCTGTTTTAAAGGAGTTTGATTATGACGATGCAAACCGATGTTAAATCAACGCGGCTGACGGCAGACGGGCAAGCAGTTGCGTACCGCACTCGCGTAAAAACCGTCTACGGGCTTGCAGGGGCAAGCGCAGGGTCGGTCAAGTTCTACAACGGAACAGACAACACAGGCGACTTGCTGCTTGATGTGGACACCCCCGCAGGCACAGCAAACACGTTTCTTCTACCTATCCCCGGTGAAGGCATCTTGTTTACCACGGGCGTTTACGTTGATGTGACCAACATCACGGGCGTGACAATTGTTTATGGCTAAGTCACCTGCATGGCAACGCAAGGAAGGCAAATCCGAGAAGGGCGGCTTGAACGCCAAGGGTCGGGCTTCCTACAACAAGGCCAACCCCGGCAAGCCGGGGTTGAAAGCACCGCAGCCAGAGGGCGGCAGCAGGCGCGACTCTTTCTGTGCAAGGATGACTGGGATGAAGAAAAAGCTCACATCCGAGAAGACAGCCAAAGACCCAAACAGTCGGATCAATAAATCATTGAGAGCATGGAAGTGCTGACATGAACCACGACACCAAAAACATGGTTGACGGCGCGGCAGTTGTGGTAGGCCTCGGGGGCTTCCTCGGGGTCGTGACACCTGTTGTTGCTCTGGTCGGTGGCGTGTTGACCATCGTGTGGACTTCCATGCGCATCACAGAGATGGTCACGGGTAAAGCGTTTTCTGAGTTGCTCCCCTGGAACAAGAAAGATGACGATGCCGTCAACAAGTAAGAAACAGCACAATTTCATGGCTGCGGTGGCCCACAATCCATCGTTCGCCAAGAAAGTAGGGGTCCCACAGTCTGTGGGCAAAGATTTTTCAAACGCCGACAAAGGCAAGTCTTTTAAAAGAGGTGGTGATATGGCTAAAGCAAACCCTTTCATGGAAATGATTGCTAAGAAAAAAGCAATGGGCACGAAGAAGATGGCTTCTGGTGGTATCACTAGCGCCAAAATGGGCAGCGTCAAGACTGGTGCACCCAGCCGTGACGGCGTTGCCACCAAAGGCAAGACCAAGGGCACCATGGTCAAGATGGCTGGCTCCAAGCCCCTGGGCATGAAGTCTGGCGGCAAGTGCTGAGATGATGGCCTCACGCGGGATGGGCGACATCAGCCCATCCAAAATGCCCAAGGGCGTTCGAAAAGAACGCCGTGACGATACCGACTTCAAGCAGTACAAAGAAGGCGGGAAAGTCAATGCTGCTGGCAATTACACCAAGCCCGGTTTGCGCAAGCGAATTGTGTCTCAGGTAAAAGCCGCAGCAACTCATGGCACGGGCGCGGGGCAATGGTCAGCACGTAAAGCACAGCTTGTTGCCAAGAAGTACAAGGCTGCGGGCGGGGGCTACCGCGATTGAAAGCACCGCAAACTTCCCTTAAAAACTGGGGTGACCAGAAGTGGCGCACCAAGTCGGGGAAGCCTTCGTCAAAGACGGGGGAGCGGTATCTTCCAGAAGCGGCAATCAAGTCCTTGTCTCCTGCTGAGTACGCGGCTACCACCAAAGCCAAGCGGCAAGGTAAGGCGGCAGGTAAACAGTTTGTGGCCCAGCCCAAAAGTATTGCGAAGAAAACAGCAGGGTTTAGATAATGGCAGTCACCTCTGGACAATCAGGCTTTAACCTCGACCTCACTGAAGTGGTCGAAGAGGCGTTTGAGCGTGCGGGTTCAGAGATGCGCACGGGGTATGACCTGCGAACTGCGCGTCGGTCCCTTAACTTGCTGTTTGCTGACTGGGCCAACCGTGGCGTCAACATGTGGACGTTTGAGCAGGGCACGATTACCCTGACACAAGGACTGAACACCTACGCTATTCCAACGGATACCGTTGATTTGCTGGACCATGTGATCCGCACCAACGCCAACATCCTGTCCAATCAAGCGGACTTGACCATCACGCGCATCAGCGTGTCCACCTACGCAACCATCCCCAACAAGCTCAACCAAGCCCGTCCCATTCAGGTCTGGTATCAGCGCCTGGACGGGCAGGTGGCCACCACCGCTTCGACGTTTGTGTCCCAAGACTTGACTGCCGCAACAATTACGTTGAACTCAGTTGTCGGGCTCCCGGCCATTGGGTACGTGGACATCGTGGCTACAGGCGGCACAGAGACGGTGTTTTACAACTATATATCAGGGAATACCCTAAGTAACGTGTTTCGTGCACAAAACGGCACGACCCAACAGACACCTACGGCGGGCAACCCCATCCGCATCAACAACACCCCCCGTGTCACTGTGTGGCCCACACCTGATGGCTCCCAGACCTACCAGTTTGTCTACTGGCGCATGCGCCGGGTGCAAGATGCTGGCGGTGGCGTGAACGTCATGGATGTGCCGTTCCGCTTTTATCCCTGCATGGTGGCTGGCTTGTCGTACTACATTGCGCTCAAAATCCCTGGCGGCATAGACCGTCTGGGGGTGCTCAAACAACAGTATGACGAAGCCTGGATGTCGGCTGCGGATGAAGACCAAGAACGTGCGTCCCTGCGGCTTGTGCCCAGGCAGATGTTCATTGGGGGTACGTAATGGGTAACAGGTTTGCGTCTGGCAAGAACTCAATTGCGGAGTGCGACCGTTGTGGGTTTCGCTTCAAATTGACCACGCTGCGCAAAGAAGTTGTCAAGACCAAGGTATATGATCTCAAGGTGTGCCCCCAGTGTTGGGACCCGGATCAGCCGCAGTTGCAACTGGGCATGTACCCGGTGGATGACCCGCAAGGGATTAGAGACCCCAGGCCTGACATCAGCTACAAAGTGTCCGGTCGAACAGGTTTGCAGATCGTGCTGACCAACAGTTCGGCGGCTGATGCCCAGGGGATTCTCAGCGGGGGCAGCAGGATTTTTCAGTGGGGCTGGACACCTGTTGGGGGTTCAGAATTTTTTGATGCCGCTTTGACACCAAATAACTTGGTTTTGAACGTGCAATTGGGTACAGTCACGGTAAGCGTAACTTAGGAGTTCAAAATGGACAAGAAAGACTTGGCACAAGACAAGAAGATGATCGCAGGCGCGGTGCATAAGCATGAGAAAAAGCTGCACCCTGGCAAGCCAATGACCAAGCTTAGAGCTGGCGGCAAGACCAACAGCGACATGCTCAAATACGGGCGCAACAAAGCCAAAATCATGAACCAGCGCAGCGTTGGTCGTGGGGGCTGATATGGCGACCTACAAGCAAGCAACCAAAGTGGCCAACGTGATCGTTGGCGAAGAGCCAGCCAAAGAGACGATGCGCAAAGCAAACGTGTCTGTGGCCAACACACGCAGTCAAGACTACCCACCCATGAAGACCTCCGGTATTGTGGTGCGTGGTGGTAAAGCGCAGACCAAAGGCAAGATGGCCAGAGGTCCGATGGCATGAACTACACCGAGTTGTACAACACAATTCAGAGCTACACCGAGAACCAGTTTCCCGATGTGTACCTTGCGAGTGGGGGTACTGTGTCTGCAACGACACAGATCAATATTTTCATCACGCAGGCTGAACAACGTATATACAACTCGGTTCAGTTCCCATCGTTGCGTAAAAACGTAACCGGGTTCACAACCACAAGCAATAAGTACTTGGCGTGCCCGTCAGACTTCTTGGCCTCGTATTCAATGGCTGTGATTGCCGCAGACGGCTCATACGAGTACCTGTTGAACAAGGATGTGAACTTCATCCGTCAAGCGTATCCACAGCCAACGGACACAGCCATCCCGAAGTACTACGCGCTCTTTGGCCCGTCATACAGCAACAGCGACGAGTTGTCGTTCATCCTTGGCCCCACGCCTGATGCCGTGTACAACATGGAGTTGCACTACTTCTTCTACCCAGACTCAATCACTGTTGCGGCTGATGGCCGTACTTGGCTGGGCGACAACTTTGATACTGTGCTGTTGTACGGGTCTTTGGTGGAAGCGTACATCTTCATGAAGGGTGAGGTTGACATCATCACCATGTACGAAACCAAGTACAAAGAAGCACTTGCACTGGCGCAGCGTCTGGGTGACGGGTTGGAGCGCAGCGACGCATACCGCAGCGGGCAGTATCGGCAAGCGCCGTTGCCGCAGAATAACGGAGTGCGTTGATGGCGTTCACTGGCAACTACAGTTGCAACACACTTCGCTCCGGGCTGGCAAACGGCACGATCAATTTTGCGTCAGACACGTTTTACTTGGCGCTGTACACCAACGCGGCCACACTTGACCAGAACACCACGGCGTACACTGCGGCTGATGAGGCGTCTGGGGGCAACTACGTCGCTGGCGGTCAAATCATTACTGCAACCATCGGCACGGAGTTGGCTTCTTCTGGAAGCATTGTGTTCATCAATTTTTCATCCCCGTCTTGGACGGGGGTTATCACTGCCAGGGGCGCTTTGATTTACAAGGCCGGGGCCAATGGCGCTGTGTGCGTCTTGGACTTTGGCAGTAACAAAACATCCACCAACACTTTTCCCGTGACGATGCCTGCAAACACCAGCACATCGGCACTCATTCGGCTTGTTTAAGGAGCAATCATGTTCAACGATAAAGTTAAATCCAAAGATGTTGCCTCAAGCAGCTTGATTGCTGGTGGCTTCGCCGCTGATAGCGCAAGCGCAAAAGGCGTGTACAAGATTCAGTGCCACGACAAAGACGGCAATCTGAAGTGGGAAGACGAAGCCCCTAATCTGGTGGTCAACGTCGGTCTACAAGACATGAACGCCAAGTACTTCACGGGCAGCGCATACACCGCAGCTTGGTACATTGGTCTTTATGGCGCAGGGGCGTCAAACACTCCTGCGGCTGGTGACACCATGTCTTCCCATGCTGGTTGGACTGAAGTTGTGGCCTACAGCCAAGCCACTCGCCCTGCCTGCACGTTTGGAACCCCCACGACTGCCAACCCCTCAGTGGCCACCAATTCAGCTTCTCCTGCCACATTCAGCATCAACGGCACGACGACTGTTGGCGGTGCGTTCTTGACCAGCAACAACACCAAAAGCGGCACAACTGGTACGTTGTACTCAGCCGCAGACTTCAGTGCCCCTGGGGATCGCGCCGTTGTGTCTGGCGATACATTGAGTGTCACGTACACGTTGTCATTGGCTGCTTGATTAAAAGGAAAATCATGGCAACAACTTTCAAAAAAGGCGACGTTGTTAAGGCTGTCGCAGTCATCCCCCAAGGCCCGGTGCTTGCACTGCGTATGAGCGAAGAAGGTGTAGTGTCGTATCTGATCGAGTGGACGGATACCGATGGAGCAACTCAACAACGCTGGTTTGAAGAGTCTCAACTGACAGGAGCATGATCTATGGCACTCGTCCTCGCGGATCGAGTCCGTGAAACTACCACCACTACAGGCACTGGCTCTGTAACGCTAGGTGGCGCGTACACGGGCTTTCAGACTTTTCTTGCTGGTATTGGCAACAGTAACAGCACTTACTACACCATTGCCAACGTAGTCACAGGTGAGTATGAGGTGGGGATTGGCACGTACACCACAGCGGGTAACCTACTCTCTCGTACAACTGTCTTAAATTCCAGCAACTCAAATGCGTTGGTAAATTTTGCTGCGGGATCAAAAGATGTGTTTGTCACACAGCCTGCCGAACGGGCGGTGTACATAGACTCTGCGGGTACTACGGTTGATGTAAACATCCTGGCCGCTTCGGGGGACTCATCGTTCAACTCCACGGGTGCGTTAAAAATCTCAGCGGGTACGACAGGTGAGCGGCCTACGGGTGCAGTGGGCAAGATTCGTTGGAACAGCACGTTGTCCCAGTATGAGGGGTATGACGGCACAAACTGGACGCTCTTGGGCGGGGCAGTGATCTCCAACGACACAAGCACTGCAAGCAACTTATACCCGGTGTTCTCTAGCGTCACGACTGGCAACGCTTCCACTTTGTACACAGGCAACGCCAAGCTGCTCTACAAGCCAAGCACAGGCGAGTTGCAGGCTTCAGTCCCAGTTGCATTGAATGGGCTTGTGGTGAACAGCCAAACGGTGTCTGCAAGTTACACCATTGCGGTGGGATATTCAGCTATGTCTGCTGGGCCTGTAGCTGTGGCAAGTGGGCAAGCGGTAACGGTCAGTTCAGGCAGTCGTTGGGTAATTGTTTAAGGATTTAATATGGCAAGCATTGTTGTAAATGGAGATACATCAGGGGCAGTGACTCTGAGCGCACCAGCAGTGGCTGGTACTGTGACTGTGACTTTGCCTTCCACATCGGGGGTCATGGCTGTTGGTGGCGGAACGATCACCACCCTTACCACCACAAGCGACATCACAGTTCAAGGGGTTACCGTAGGCCGTGGCGCAGGTGCTGTATCCACCAACACTGCGGTGGGTGCAAGTGCTTTGGCGGCTAATACGACAGGAAGTTCAGAAACTGCTTTTGGCAAGGCCGCATTAAAAGCAAATACAACAGGAACTGAAAATACCGCTGTTGGTGCTGATTGCTTACAAGCAAATACGACAGGAAGTTCAAATTCCGTGCTTGGTTTGTTTTCAATGTTTTCAAATACTACTGGTGGTAGCAATACAGCTATTGGTCGTTCTGCATTAGAGAGCAACACCACAGCCTCCAACAACACTGCTGTGGGGTATCAGGCTTTATATAGCCACACTGCGGGTGGAAACACAAATAACACTGCTGTTGGAAGAATTTCTTTGTACAGCAATACAAGTGGGGTACAAAATACAGCAGTGGGCAATGGCGCACTGTACACAAATAGCACCGCCAATAATAATTCTGCGTTCGGTGAGAGTGCGCTTTATTACAACACAACAGGCGCAAACAACACCGCAATGGGTCAAGGAGCCCTTCAAGCAAACACCACAGCCTCAAACAACACTGCTGTAGGTTATCAGGCGGGGTATTCAGGAACAACACAGTCCTATAACACCTTTCTTGGCACTCAAGCTGGATATTCACACAACACTGGCGGCACTATTGGCGCATTTAACTGTTTTGTAGGTTTTCAAGCTGGCTATTCTGTAACTACAGGCATTAAAAACACCATCCTTGGCGGCTACAACGGCAACCAAGGCGGCTTAGACATTCGCACAGCAAGCAACTACATCGTGCTGTCTGATGGGGATGGGAATCCGAGGCTGTATGTTGATAATGGCCCTACTCTTGTTTGCCCAGCCGCTTATAGCGTTACAAGTGCGAATGCGGCAAATATGGTTGTTCTTTCAAACGGTTCAATTGCAAGGTCAACATCTGCTTTGAAATACAAACAGGACATTCGTGACATAGAAGAAGTTGACATCAACCTTTTGCGTGGGGTTCGATACAAATCCAAGTCTGAACACGATGACCAAACAAAAGACCATTTTGGTATTGTTGCGGATGAAGTCGATGCCGCTGGAATTAAAGAATTGGTTAGCTATGGCGCAGATGGTGAAGTTGAAGGCTTCCAATATGAACGCCTGACTGTGGTGTTGCTCAAAGCAATACAGACACTCAAAGCAGAGGTTGACAGCCTCAAAGCCCAACTCAACGGAGCATCAGCATGAATGAAATCACCGCAGAACAAATCGCCCAGCACTACAGCGCCGCTATGGACAGCGTAAACCTCATCAA